TGTTTCTTCTTTTCTTGTAATAATATTCTTTGGTTTCGTTTTCCATAACTTTCTATTTTTCTTTGTGATGCAGTATATTCTAATTTGTTTCCTTTTTTATCCATCATATACACTAATGAATGCTTACCAGGGTCGCAACCAACTATATTTCTGTCTTTCAATGTATCTAATTGTTCTTTTGATAAATCTTCTATTGTATGAAAATCTTGCTCTTGTAAAACAGGAACTCTTGAACCCCATTTTTTATCTTTCAAATCTTTTCTGATAAACAACAAACAACAACTAATTCCATCTGTTTGTATTTGATTATGAAATTGATAATGTTTGTTCTTGAATATTTTATTTTTCATATCTAAAAAATTGCACCATATTTCATTTTGATTATCTTTTACATTACTCAATAATTCACCCTTTTTTGTTTTATTTCCATCTTTATCTGTTTCAGGACAAAACAAATTTATAATAGAAGCAGTATCTAAAATAATATGTTTTGGAATAATATTGTTTCGTAATGGTAATGGTTGAAATAATTTACTTTCTTCTTTTTCTAATACAGAATTCATATATAACATTCCTTTCAAATATTCAAATGGTCTAACCTTAATATCGTAATGAATTGATTTTTTGATTTCGTTAGGTAAAATATTCGGCAAATGAAGTTGTTTCCAGTTTGAAAACATAACATCAGTTTCTTCTAATGATAAACATTTATTTTTGAATTGAAATAATGTTGCCTTATCTTCTGTTATTTGATTTGTAGTTTTATTAATAAATCGTAAAAAATGCTGAATAAAATGTTCTTGAAAATTATTATGTAAAGAAGTATGAATTTGCGTTGCTAAATAAGGTAATAAAAAGGTAGTATTTTTCAAATTTGTTTTTTCGTGATTAAGTAATGGTTGATATTCAATTTTGTAAAATGCATCTAACATTTCTAAAAGTTCTGTATCTTTCCCTTTCTTTCCTCTATTATCGCGTGTTCCTAATGCTTTGATACAATACAAAATAAATGTTTCGTCTATGGTAGGTAATGGTTGATTTTTGGTATATTGATGTAAAACATACAAACGAATAAATTGATATGTATGAATAACCAAATCATTCATTTCAAAAACCAAATGATTTATAACTGGTTGTATCGTATCACGATTTAGTAAAATCGTTTTTAGCGGAATTTTGAAAGTTTTGTAAGCGGATCTTTCATTATTCCTAAATTCTTGGAACTCCTCCTTTTTCTTTTTCTTAACTTTCATTTTATATATATTATAAATATTTTATTTTTAAGTTAATTTTAACGCAAAATATTTAAATATAATTTATTTATAATTATTATATTTATAAATAAATGGAAATATCTAATGAAGCAGAAACGAAATATAATTGTGAAGTATGTAGTTATAAATGTATATATCCTGCACACTGGAAGCAACATATAGAAAGCGAAAAGCATAAAAATAACGGAAAACGAAAAACGAGAAGTGATAAAGTATTAGAACCAAAATGTAAGCATTGTGAATATAAAACAAATAATTTGACTTGTATGAAAGTTCATTGTTTAACACAACATTCAAACAAAGAAGAAAGAAAAAAAGAATTCAAATATTATTGTGATAAGTGTGATTTTGGAACATACGCAGAAATATTATTTACACGACATTGCGAAACAAATAAACATTTATTTTAAATAATATCCTCTAATATGTTTTGAAGCATAACACGAATTCGCATAATGCCCTTCCCTACCGCATCTAAAACATATAACATCATCACAATCATCTTCACTTTCACTATCTTCATTATTATATTTACAATTCTTTTCATGATATTCACATTTCTTTTCATCAATAAATTCTTTATCGCAATATTCACAACACCAAATTATTTCTTCTTTGCATTCTTTACAATCTTTCGCAAAATGTCCTGATTTTCCACAATTAAAACATTTATCATTTGTTCCATTTTTCATTTGTGTTAAATGGGTTTTAGTTGATTGTTCTAATTCTACTGAAACAAATGAACCACCTCTAACATTATCTATCCCATATTTATCCATAAACATTCTTGTATATTTATCTTCATCATAATCATCACAATTTGGTATTAATTCTATCATTTTTATTGGTTTATATAGTTTAGTCCATGCTGAACCATTTGAGTTGAAATGACTATCTAACCTGAAAGAAGGGTTTATTGTCTTACCGACATAAAATTTACCCTTTTCTAATTGTAGAATATAAATATATACCATTTGTAAAGTGTATAATTAATTTATTATATAATATTTATTTCAATTTTATAATTAAATATTATATATGCCTACGCATAAAAGTAATGATTATAAATTAACAGCAGTTCAATATTATTTAGTGGAAGATAAAACCCAGGAAGAAGTATGTAAAATTTTCAAATGTTCTCCAAGAAGTTTAATGCGGTGGGTTGAAAGATACAAAAAAGATGGAAATGTAGATATTCATTATAGAAAACCAATTGCTTATAAAGTTAAAAAAGAATATGTAAAGTTTTTAGTAGATGAAATAAATAAAAATAAAACAATTACATTGCATGAACTTCAACAAAAACTAAAAGATAAATATAAAAATGCGGATATAAGCACTATGCAACTTTTTAGGGTTGTTCGTGATAATAATATTACTTTGAAACTTACAAGAATTAGACACGAACCTGTAAAACGATTTGGAAAAGATATTGATATAAACTCAAAAATAAAAGAATTTTATGATGAAGTGAAAAAATACAAAATAGAAGATATTATTTGTATTGATGAGACCTCAATAAAATCATTACAAAAACGAAATCATTGTTATAGCAATAAAGGAAAACGATGTGTAATAAAAACACAATCACAAGAAGTATTCAAAAAATATACTGGAATATTTGCTATTTCGGTAAATGGTGTGATACATTGGGATTTATATGAAAAGGGAGGAATAAATACAGATAGGTTAGTTGATTTTTTAGAATACAATATTACAAGTAAATTAAGGAATAAATTAATTATTTTAGATAATGCTTCATCACACAGAAACGAAAGAATAAAAGCATTGGTAAATAAACATAATAATATTTTATATGCTGTTCCATATCAACATTTCACAAATTCCATAGAAAATTATTTTAGTATGTTGAAATCAAGATTACAAAGGTTAGATGGGTTAAAATATGAAAACCTAAAAGAAAATATCCAAAAGGTAATAAGTGAAATACCGAAAGAAAAATATGAAAATATATTCAAGGGTGCTTATGAACGACCTGAAAAATATGTTCCAAGGAATATAACAAGAAAAATAAAGAAGAATTACAAATAATTTTTATATAATTTGCTCTATAAAAAAATCGGCGTTTGAAATGTTAAAAGGTGTAAAACTACATAAAAATATATACCAAAAAATACCAATGAAAAAACTATCGACTAAATATACGATTGATGAAAAACATACAGAGATGTTGAATTATTTTCACGAATTAGAAACCGAAATAATACCATCCCTCATAAAAACCAAAGAAGAATTGAAATCAGGTCTGCGGCGATTGCCTGAAAATGATATTGACAAATACATGGAATTAAAGGATCAAATTCATAAATTAACAAGAGAAATCAATCAAAAATGTTCAGAGAAAAAAAAGTATCTCCTCGAAAATTCAAAGCATATTTTCGACTATTTCGAGCAAAAAAAACAAGTATCGGCGGGAAACAACAACCAGAACACGAATGTTCTCAACAGTTTTTTCAAGATAAAATCGCCGAATATTGATTCATCTAATCCGCAAAGTTCGAAATATTCCCAATCAAAAAATACCTATCACAAGTATTGGAAAAACATCAACAACAGTGTTCTCAATATCCAGGATTTTGTGGTTCCATCGGATATTTGCGCTGTTTGCAAAAACGGAGAATTGATTCCGCAAGACGAAGAAGGTATCCTGATTTGCAACAATCAATCCTGTGGGCGATTTATTACTTATATTATTGATAATTCAAAACCATCCAGCAAAGAACCACCCAGCGAGGTGTCATATACTGCTTATATACGGTTGAACCATTTCAAAGAGATTTTATCGCAATTTCAAGCAAAAGAAACTACGCAAATACCGGAGGAAGTCATCGAGGCCATTCGCGCGCGTATCAAGAAAGAACGTATTACAGATATGTCACTGATTAATTACGACAAAATGCGCGATATATTACGTAAACTCGGATTCAATAAATATTTCGAACACATTCAGTATATTAATTCGCAATTTGGTATCAAACCGCCCATTATGAATGAAGAACTCCATGAAACCTTATGTGTATTGTTCATTGAGATACAGAAACCGTGGGCGGTACATTGTCCACCGAATCGCACGAATTTTTTCAATTATACATATACGCTGTATCAATTGTGTGTTTTGTTGGACCAGGTGCAGTACTTGCCGTATATACCGATGATGAAAGACCGGGAAAAACAGTTAGAGCAAGACATGATATGGAAAAAAGTGTGCATGGACCTGGACTGGGAGTTTTTCCCTACAGTGTAAGGGATTTTACAAAAATGGTTTACGTCTTCGATTACGTCTAGTATTACGCATGAATTTATCGTATGGGGAATATTTACTTGTTTTCCGGGGTTTCATGGATGTTCTGGATTTCGCGGCGCTTCGGGTTGAATTGTATCCGCCAAGGTTTACACTTGAACCTGGTGGTGATGATGATGATGATGATGATGAAGTATCAGGGCATTTTTTTGGCATAATGGTATTCATATTTTGAATATTCTCTGTTACAGCTTGACTATTGGTGTCAAGAACTAATCTATCAGGTAATTCAGATTCATCTACACCAATTGAGGTTTTTACATCTGGCACATCGCAAATATTATATTCTTTTATAAAACATTGGTTAGTGGCGGGATGTTGAATAAATTTTATTGTAATTTCCTTACCAGCAGTTTTGCCAGCTTCGCCAATTGGTGCCATTTCCGCAGGTGGTGGTGGTGATTCTGATATTGGTGTGTTTCCATTTGTCTTCGTAACTAGTGAAGGTTTAATATAACTCATTTGGCGGGTACGAAAAGCTAATACGTTATTAACAAATTGTTCATCATCTTGCAGACCCTTTATAACCTTTTCAATTTCTTCAAATTTATCTAATCTTAATTTAGCGTCTGCAAGTTTACTTCTAGAATCAGAGCTGGGGGTTGTCGCATTTTTTGCGTTTGCAAGTGTATAGTCTTTTTTCGCTTGTTCAACATCGACTTTTATAGCGGCTTCAAAGTCTCCTTTTTTTTTTGTAGCTATATTAGCATCTTTTATTAAAGTATTAAAATTATTTTTTTCATAATAAACTGCTGTACCTAAGTTTCTATTAACAAAACCAATTCTCGGCATATTAATTGACATATTAATTTATACTAGAATATACATTATTATTACATAAAATTTCCCCCCTCGGAACAATTACCATTGCCGGGTCACGGTCCATTCGCGAAATCCAGAATATATAGCTATAACTATCCACTGCAAACCCGATGCAAAATTCGACACTCAATGTTTGAAAACAAAACGGTTGCGAAAACCTAACAAGAATACCTTCCTCCATTTCCACCAGCAAATGATAGTATTTTCGCGGACTACCTTCTTCGCTAAAATGCACCACGCCTAAACATCGGTCTTCGTCATCCCTCACAAAAACAGACGACCCACGAACATTCCTAAATAATGGACATTTCAAATCCATTTCGCAAACAATCACCAGACTAGCATTCTCTATTTTCCCAATTTGAAATGGCGACCATTTATATACAAAGCATTCTTCCCCCTGATAAACAATCGGTATCCAGTTTTTTTCAGACCATGTTTCACTAGGCGGCTGAACAATCACGCCATTCTTAATCGACCCAATATCCACGCAATAATCCGCGACAATAATGCGACTGCGACCACTGCCATCCACGTGATTCAAATTCGTCGCAGAACATTTGATTTTGCCGTCGATTTCATAGAGACGCAAATCTTCTAAACCTCGCGAATAGGCTTCCTCAAAATGGGGTAAATCCAGTGCCTCCTCCATGATTCGGAAACTCGATGCAATAGGCGTCATATCGGCGTCCAGTTCACATAGCACGTTTTTGTTTTCAATTATATGATTATCATGTGAATACCGGTAATACCCATTCGGATACAACCAATAATTCACATATCGAATATTCAAATAATGCATGGTTTTTTCGATAGTCGGGTCATACCATTTCAAATAACTGGCAGACGTTGGATAAAATCCAGGGATATCAGGCATGTTCACATACTCGACCATTTTTGTAGTCTCAGAATCGGCTAAACATATCACAAAACATTCGGGAGGTATCCCTGCAATAATAGAATCGTCGTGATTTCCAAAATACCACGTCACTTTCCAGTCATTCTTACAAAATCCTTCTAAATAGGCGTAAAAATTCACTTCCCATACAAGTTTGCGATAGGTTCTCAAGAAACGGTCGAGTTCTCGGATATAGGTATTCCATCCACTACGAATTGACCCACCATCCCCTAAGAAAAATCCACCCGAAAATCGCCAACATATCCCATCAAGCAAGACGGGAATATCCGTTACCGCAGTGCCTATACACCCAGGAAAAACGAGACATCGTTCGCGCAATTTCATATTGCACAAATCGCGTAAATATCTATACATAAATGGACTGCGAACAATATAAGGCAAAGAATAATGTATCCATGCAAAATGCCTAGTGTCAAAAGGGTTTTTTTGTATTGCCATGTTCACTAATTCTATTACTACATGAGTTTTCCACAAATGTTCTCGAGTATCTTTTTCATGATTGCGATTTTGAGGTAATGTAATATCATCGTGCTTATAAATCAACCGCCATATCGCTAAATTCGTCTTTTGAATGGGAATCAAAACAGGTATCTCAGAGTTTTCGTCGATGTTTCCACGTATTTTTTCACGTATCCAAGATTCGCAATCATCATATACAAAAACAATCAACGGTAAATCAGCGCGACACAATGCAATCAAATTCTCGACGGAAAATTCGTCACTTATGTGCTGGTGATTTTCATAAAACAAATACGACGTTACAAATGTTATCATTTTATCATATAACACGATTTGTTTCTAATTTGATTTGCTAGACACAACATTATTACAAAATTGAAATGCTTATTTTACAACTATTGGTATGGCATTAATAATCAACAATGACAACAATCACTCCAAAACGTGTAATAGTATTCGATGTAGAGACAAGTGGTCTTCTACCTAAAAATTCGTATCAACAATTTCCCCATATTTTGCAATTGAGTTATATGGTATACAACACAGAAACTCGCACCATCGAAAAAAAATACAACGCATATATAAAAATACCACATGACGTCGTGATTACCGATGAAATCACCGAGCTAACCGGTATTACTCGCGAAAAATGCGATGAATACGGAATCCCTATTTTAGAAGCTCTCTACGCAATGTATTTAGATTATATCGTATGCGATTGTGTAATAGCTCATAATTTGATATTCGATGCAATCATGCTCGGCGTAGAATTAGAACGCCATGATGCACCTGCTGAATTACGCAATCTCATGAATCATGATTATGAAAAAAAAACAAACAAGACTCGATATTGTACTATGATGAACAGTATCGAATTATGCGGTATTCGCGTGGACGCTGTCAACAAAAAAGGCGAACCATTTACCTACAACAAATGGCCTAAATTGTCCGAGCTACACCAACATTTCTTCGGATTTGTTCCAGAGGGACTCCACGATTCTTTAGTCGACGTGGAAGTTTGTTTGAAATGTTATTTGAAACTCCAGGAAACACAATAAAAATTTACAACTTGTATTTTCTCTGTTTTTTTACAGATTTTCTCTTTTTTTTATTTTTTTGTTTTTTCGTGTATTTTTTTCTTTTTCCACCACCGGGTGTTGTGACTGGTTTTATACGATTTACATAATAATCTTTGTTTATACGGATTACATAATTCTTGAAAGCTTCAAAATTCAGTATTTCTTCTGGTACTAACTCGTTTATATCTTTATTTGATGCAATCATATTTCGAACCTTACTTGAACTAACGTTTTCTGGTAAAGGTGGATCTAATAAATATATGTTGATATTTCCATAACTATTGGCTATCATTTTGGGCGTTACATTTTTAACGTCGGTTCTACCCCATCCGTTGGTTCTCACTATTGGTATTGGTTTTGGTTTTGTCGTTGAATCCGATGTTATATAATTTAATCCAGTTATATTTATAACATTTCCATATATTCCATCTATAGTTCCGTTTACGGGCGTGTTTGATACTAATTCACCATTATTGACGGTTCTATCTAGAACGAAAATTTTTTTTATATAATCTTTGTAATAGTATTCTTTAGGAGTTACACCAATTGTTTCTAATTGAGTTGTAGTTATAGGATCTATAGGAGCTCCATCTATGAAATAAGGAACAGCTAATGAATGTGCCCAATCAATCATATTTGCCATATTGTCAGCACCTATACCTAAAATAATTTCAGCATCAGGATTGTTTTTTGACAACATCATCAACGTGCATATTGTTTTACTAGTAATAGGTGGATCTATCTTAGTAAATTCTTGTTCTATATTCGAAACTGAAAAAGTGTGGTTATTATTATTATTTTTGCGTAATTCTTCATTTAACGATTTACAAATTTCATCCAAACACGATTTTCTCTCATCAAATGACATATAACTTTTCGGTATTTTTTTTTTAATATTAAGAGAGTCCTTACTTTCGGCGTCATTCGAAGGCATAAACTTTAATTCAATGGTTTTTGTTGGATATAATTCTATCGCTTTTTGCATTAATTTTATTGCACCATCTTTATGCCCTAACGTAGGTGGAGAAAATGCACCTTGATATGTAATAATTATTTTTTCTTTTTCTATATCGTTCATATATATATATATATTATTCACGTTAAAATAATTTCAAAATATTTTTTCTAAATAATGAAAATCCACCGAAAATCGACTAGACTCTACGATGAACACATTTCGCAAATTTCGTCATGCTGTTCAGCGCCCTCTTTTTTTTCCGGTTCAATCGTGAATTGTTGTGCTTGATGGCGCGCTCTGCGGCGTAAATAATAAATACCGGTTTTCAATCCTTTTGACCAGGCGTAGAAATGCATCGACGTCAAATTCGAATAATTGGGGTCTTCTAGCCACAGATTCAAACTCTGACTTTGACAAATGAAAGCACCGCGGTCGGCGGACATATCAATCAAATTTCGCATAGGGATTTCCCAGACCGTTTTGTATTTATTGCGAATATGTTGTGGAATAGCGTCGATGTGTTGAATACTGCCATGATTTGCGATAATATTGTTTTTCATTTTTTCATTCCATAAATCGAGCGCTATCAAATCATGCATCAAATATTTGTTGGCTAAAATGAATTCTCCGGCAATGGTGCGTCTACTATAAATATTACTTGTAATCGGTTCAATGCATTCGTTGTATCCGAGAATTTGCGAGGTAGACGCAGTGGGCATAGGGGCTAGCAAAAGCGAATTGCGTAATCCATGGGTTTGGATTTTATTTTTGAGGGCTTGCCAATCGTATCTGTCGGGGACCACACCCCACATATCAAACTGGAGTTCTCCCTTATGTGCTGGAGACCCTTCGAATGTTTCATATGGACCTTCCAGACAAGCTAATTCGCAGGATTGTTCTAATGCTGCATGATAAATTGTTTCAAAAATGTTTTTGTTGATTTGTTTCGATTCGTCGGATTCGAATGGTAAATCCATTTGCATGAATACATCGGCGAGTCCTTGAACACCGATACCGATAGGGCGATGACGTTTGTTACTCAGTTCGGTTTTCGGGGTTGGATAGAAATTCACATCGATAATGCGATTCAGATTGTAGGTGACGATTTTCGATATTTCGTGCAGTTTTTCATAATTGAATGATGGCGGGGTGGTCGTTCTGTCGACGAACGCTGGAAGTGCAATACTGGCTAAATTGCATACCGCGGTCTCTTTGTCGTCTGAGTATTCCATGATTTCGGTGCATAAATTACTCGACTTTATGGTGCCGATATTTTTTTGATTCGATTTTTTGTTTGCAGCGTCTTTATACAATAAATAGGGGGTGCCGGTCTCCATTTGTGCGTCTAATATTTGAAACCACAGCTCGCGCGCTTTGACGGTTTTGCGGCCATTTCCCGATATTTCATATGATTTGTACAATCGGTTGAATTCTTCGCCATAGACATCGGACAATCCAGGGCATTCGTCGGGACACATGAGAGTCCAATGACTGTCTGATTTGACACGTTCCATGAACAAATCGGGTATCCACAAAGCATAAAAGAGGTCGCGGGCTTTGAGCTCTTCATCGCCGTGATTTTTCCGCATCTGGAGGAAAAGTTCGACGTCGGCGTGCCATGGCTCGAGGTATATAGCGAAACTTCCGTTGCGGCGACCGCCGCCATTATGCACCACACCATTATGAATCACATAATTATGTTCTTCTTCCATTTGCAAGTCATACAAAATTCCATTATAGGAATGTGTTGTTATTTTTTGAACACGACTTAGTAATACATCATTATATCTCAAGAATTTAAAAAATTGTTTATCATCATAGGTCATATTCATCAAATCACAAATTTCCGCTGTTTTTGGAATACGTAATACATAACTAATTTTTTTGTTTTCGATTATACCACGTTCCGTTTCATGTGATTCGCCTATTCGGTTTCTAATATATCCACTGGTTAATACTCCCATTTTCATAGCCAAGAATCGTGCACATTCAATTAAATTATAAGAGGTGCTATCAAACATCAATTCATCTTTTACACATCCGTCTGTATCTAATAATCCCTTCAATATGTATTTTGATTTTTCAATGGGCAAATTCAACCATTTTGCAAGCATTCGTTTTTCTTTGTTTTCATCATAGAAATCGTTATATCTGAATGGTAAATGTATACATCTATTCCATCTGATTCTAGTAGTATTGTTATCCACTGTTATTGTATAATCTACACACCTCTCATTGAAATAATTAATGATAAAATCTGCAATATGTTTTTTGTTGATTGTATGCATAGAAATATATCCAGAAGTGTCAGTTTTATTTGACATTGACCCGTCGCCTAAAATAACTCCATAGACATAACAATCATCTGTTGAAATATTCGCAATATCTTTCGAAAAAGAAGGAATTGGATATACCACCATGTCATCTATATCCATATCCTTTGCATCAATCCATTCTAAAACGCATATGTTTTTTTTCAATCTATTTTTTATTACTTTGTAATTAAGGCCTTTTTTTTGACCACGTAAAACAAATACTGGATGTTCTGGTGTTATAGTTAATGGATGAATAGAATGCATGGTTTCTATTTCTAATATTTCCCCTTCATATGAATGTTCCAGTACATTTTGAATAATTTCTGCTTTTCCTTGTAAATTGTAAATTTCAGTTTCATTCATAACACAATGTTGTATTTGTTTAGGACCTTGAGTTGTGTATATAATTGTTTCAGGAACAACACACTGATCAACATATTTTGCAGTGTTATTGAACACGCGCAACATCGGGACAATACCATTTGACGAGCCATTCGTTCCACGGATATGACTCCCGGAAGCACGGATATTATGAATATGTAATCCGATACCGCCCGCCCATTTCGATATCATAGCACAATCTTTCAACGTGTTATAGATGCCATTAATGCTATCGCTTTCCATGGCAATCAAATAGCAACTCGACAATTGTGGGTGCGGGGTTCCTGCATTGAAAAGGGTGGGCGTAGCATGGGTAAAATATTTGAGCGACATGCAATCATAGGTTTCTTTGATTTTGTCCAGATTATCCCCGTGAATACCGATGGCCACGCGCAGCCACATGTGTTGCGCACGTTCCACAGTTTCCTTGTTGATTTTCATCAAATAGGCTCGCTCCAGAGTTTTGAACCCGAAATAATCAATCAGATAATCGCGGTCATAATCGCACATGGCATCCAGTTCGCCCTTCCATTTTTGCACGACCTCATACAATTCTTGTGAAACCAGAGGTGATGATTTACGGTGATTGTCTTTGTATTCATACAAACGCTCCATGACATCACTGAATGAATCCAACGTGTTTTTGCGATGATTCGACACGACAATTCTACCCGCAAGAATGTTATAGTCTGGATGAATGGACGCCATGGATGCGCATTGTTCAGCGGACAATTCGTCGATTTTCGTCGTGGAAATGCCGTCATACAACTGGTCGATGACTTTCATCACCAGAGTGGTATAATTGATTTTGATGGATGCTTCTTGTCCTAATTTTTTGATGCGTTGTAATATTTTATCGAATGAGACGATTTCGCGCTCACCAGAACGTTTAGTGACATACATTTCATCGTCTAATTGTGTAATATTCATGGTTGTATATATATCATACATACATATGATATATTTATGTCGTTTTGTTAGAAACTAAATCACACAAAATTGAATGATGGGATTATCATAATCATGATTATCAATAAAGACCCAAAAATGATGAACGACACTGACCATGACAACGAAATTATCGACTACGGTGACTATTACAGTTATCAAGGAGAACTGTATATTAAACAATTTCCCAAAATGTGGGCAACGAGCCATGTTCCTGAAACTGGTCCAGGCGAATGCGAGAATTGTAATTTCTATGGTTCCTGGAATGGCGTGTTCATAGGTTATTGCGTAAACTGCGCAGACTACGTATATGAATATCAGCGCGGACATGGTTTCATTGACCATGGCGAAGAAGTGAATAACGAAGACATTCCTCAATTACGCGCGATGGATACCTATTTGTATGGTGTAGAATTAGACGAAATCATAACATCCACGCCGAACCGAGATTTCTACGAGCTTTCTGATTCGGAAGATTCCAAAGATTCCAAAGATTCCAAAGATTCAGAGGATGATGTAGACAGGTATTTAGATAAAATGAAGGAACATAAACGACGCTACAGACGAAGCGATGAACCTTATATACAAAAAACACCAGTTACTGATAATTCATGTGATATTTGTTCTATAGGTAAATAATTTTGACAGCGTATAGTATTATCCATGGTTTTTTTATGTAAGACCCCCTACATAAAAAATATGCTATAACACTCAACATTATTTGTTAATAATCCATTTTTATCAAACATATACCCTTTCCACTTCCAATAGGCATGTTTTGTATTGTATGAACATCTCCATTCAAATCGACAACCACTTTTTTCTTTTTATTAGAGGCCCTATGTTCATATCCATTTACGCGTTCAAATTGAATGGTTTCCCATGCCTTCGCAAATACGGGAAGTGCCGTTTCAAACCATGGACGATTGCGTGGAACCAGGACGCACGAAATTTCATCTAAATACCAGTAAATCGATTTAAACAGAACAAAATCCTCTCTATATTCATTGCGCTTCGTTAGAATCCATTCATCGACCGCAGTTTTTGAAAATTCCACGTCCAGAGGCATATACACATAAAATGGTGAACCATCATAGGTTTCGTCAGAATTTGCGACCAACATTTTGCGAATAAAGTGTAATAGTATTCCTTTGCATTCGCGGTCGGTGTCGTTCATCGCTTCTTCCTCTGACGCATATTCTTTGATGCGTGTTTCCACGAAATCGCAATAATCCAGGTCGCAATTTTCCATCTGGATTTGCATCTGAACCCAGTATTCTTCCTTCGGAATTCCATCTATCTCGCGATTCACAATATTTTTGATTTCTACCATGTGTCCATATCGAGGATGACGAGAATCTGTAATGATGCCATCCGGAGATGCGCCGATGAACATATACATCGGGTGAGGGATACATCCGAATTCGGTAATGTCAACACAATACATTTTTTCATAAATCATTTTCGTAACGGGTTCGTATTTGACACCCCAGTGCAACGAGGATTCCGTATTTACATAAGTGCTATGTGATTCCGCAACTGGTTTGCATTTTTCATAAATGAGACTGTTGTATTGTGCTTCCGAACCTAACAATTTATAGATATTGCTCGCGGTTATCATGTTGTTACGTTGTTCATACCATTCTTTTGACCGTTGTTCTGGTTGTGAAATCGACAAAAGTCTCCCGATTTTTTGTGCAATAGTATGATTTGCAGAGGAATCGCCACAATTCGAAAACGTGGTCTGTCTAGGAGGTATACCACATCGTATTTCTTCCACATATTTTTCGAGTTGTGTTTGCACCATCATTTCGATTTCATCGCCATCGTCGTGAGTGCATAATCCGAAATCCACCCATTCTTCTAACAAAGGTTCACTTATATCGGTTTTCAAATTTTTGAAAAAGTTGGGGGATGAATATTCCACCAGATTTGTTTCGAAATATTCGTGGATGGATTCCAGGATATTTTCCTCGATGTCCATGAATTCGCTTTCTGAGAAGGTGTCTATGAGTGGTTCATCGAAGTGTTGATTGTCCGATTCACTTGTGCAAACGCTCATTTTTTATTGTTAGTGTTATATATTTAGATTGTTTCCGTACTTTTCAATTTTACAGTCATTCATCGATGTTTTCGCCATTATTTTCGTCATCGGGTTCTTTATTTTTTTCCGTCATTCGTTTCGGTGTCAACGATTTCAAAGTGCTAACGCGTTTTGAATCCATTATTTTCAAACTAAAATTGTGGGTGATGCTATTGAAAAACAGAGCCGGAATCGCAGTGATTTCGCCAGAGTCTTTTTCGTAAACCACGTCCTTCGTTTTCTGCAATTTTGCTTTGTTTAGACAATCCACGAAAAACACTTTGAGATTTTTCACTTCTTTTGCCGGATAGCCATTGTCTCGTCCATGTTTTTCCGCAAAAGCATGGAGTTTCTGGATTTTCACCGTTTTATCCAGCTTATTCCAGGAATCACTTTTGTTCTTCTGTTTTTCATTTTCTAAGATGGAATCAATGTTTTGGGTTGCAGAGCCACTACTAGCAGAGGTTTCAGTAGGAGATAACATTATAATTGCAGGTTGTCTTTATATTATGTATTATAATTATAATTTTATATCCATTTTATTTATTATTTTAATCTAAAAACAATATCTATAACACTTTATGGAAGAGACTGCCTGCGACGCGACCGACGCCACGGTTACCAACCAAAAAAAGATAATTTTCCAGGTTCTCGATAATAAAAAACAGAGAACCGCGATTTCCAATAAAAAATGGGGGACCATGCTAAACTCAAAAACCGATTATGACCACAAAGACCAGTATGAGGTTATCATCGCATTCGAAAAAAAGACCCCCGCATTACAAAATCCTCTGAAAGAATGCATTTTACAAGAATTGCAGAAAAAAATAACAGGATACAGGACGCAAGACATCAACAAGGGATTACATGACCCCGAAAAATTCGTCAACATGGAGGACGTGATTCATCTTTTACGTGAGTCGAAAATGTTATGTTTTTATTGTAATACCGAAGTCCATGTTCTCTATGAAATAGTAAGAGAATTGAATCAATGGACACTCGACCGTGTTAACAATTCCCAAGGACACAATCGCGACAATGTTATCATAGCATGTTTGAAATGCAATTTGAACCGAAAAACCATGTATCATGAGCGATATGCATTCACAAGACAATTCACCCTTGTCAAAAAAATGGATGGTTGAAATCTCTATATCACAAAAACCTACATAAATAAATGTGTTATAGATATACATTTAGGCATTTATGGAAGATTTTGAAAAGTATCATGAGAACATTTACCAGAAACTAGATTATTTCCATGCAAACAACAAAATTCCGAATATTATCATGTATGGTTCTTCGGGAACAGGGAAGCGAACCATTCTCTATCAGTTTTTGAATAAAATATATGAAAACGACAAGCCTAAAATGAAAATGAACATGATGGTGGTAAATTGCGCGCACGGTAAAGGAATCAAGTTTATTCGCGAAGAGCTCAAATTTTTCGCGAAATCGAATATTCAGACGGGCGTTTTATTCAAGTCTATTATATTGATTAATGCCGATTTTTTGACCATCGATGCCCAATCGGCCCTCAGGCGTTGCATCGAATTATTTAGTCATAATACCCGTTTTTTCATTATTGTAGAGAACATGAACCGATTATTGAATCCGATACTATCGCGATTTTGCGCAATCTATGTTCCGGAATATCGAGTGAATGGAACCCCCGTGAATTTGCACAAGTATTTTTTGCAGCAAAAATATACCGATACCGACTCTGATAGAAAATCCTGGTTGAATGCGCAAATGACCGATTTCATGACAAAAACAGGTTCTCCACAAAAAATTAGTGAAATGGCGAGCAATTTATACGAAAACGGATATTCATGTATTGATGTGATAGAATGGATAGATGAACATACTGACGATGACATACGGTCGAAAATAACGATGGAATTCCACAAAATCCGCAAAGAATATCGATGCGAGAAAATGTTGATGTTTTACATGATGATGATGATAATTTAGAGAACGCGTTATTGTATTCTATAAAAAATACCCCCATTTTGTATTATGGACGATTTCGTATTATCCAATTTACAAGAATCACGCAATGAGTGGTGTAGTCGTTTAATCAGTATTTTCACGCCATTGGTGGCAGAAGGAATCAAATCGATTTTCAGCGAATCCTGGAAAATGTGCATCGATAATGACGAAGCGAGTAAATATTTGATGACCTTTCAAAATTTGTTGTCGAGGGTTCCTAAATGGAATTCAGTGATTGTAGAAGAAGAACGCAAACGAATCATTGAACGAAGTGGATGCAATTATTTAGAAGATTTAATAACATGTGTCCATATTATACAACTCAAGGTTCTCACATCCATTCGAGTAGGAAACAAACAGAAAAAAATAGATATATCCATTCCTAAATTAGACCATTTTATTCATAAGGTCTATATCCACGTTGCACGCAAGGTCTATATGAATGTTTATTTGTTTGAAAAAAACATAAATCCATTGCAAGTACAAAAGAACAATCGAGAACTCGAAACAATTATACAAGAATGCATTTTGACATCGATACGCGAGTCGATTCCGACCGAAGCTATTATCCGTGCCTATATGGACGAAAGCGTCGAACAAGATGAAGAGGTGATTATTGAGAATTTAGACGAACCTACTTCGGAAACCCCTGCTGCCCCTGTCGCCGAACAGCCATCGTCCGAAGACACCCTCGGAGGACCAGTCACGGCAGACGCAATTCCAGAAGAATATGAAAAACCAGCAATCGTTCCAGCCATTCAAAATTTAGACAACGAACCTGTTATTACACGATTGTCATTCAATGATTATGATTCCGTATTAAACACAGATACTAATAACATAGAAACGGTAAATGCACCTAAGACCATTGAACGTCTAGAAGAAATCAGCACATCCCGTGCATTACAACGCAAATTAGAAGAAGAAGAGGAGGAAGACAATGACCGTATCCATATTCATACTGAACCCATCGATTTATCTGGTTTCGAAGTTCTCGATGGAGATGATTCGATAAAGATATCATCCGAAGACCCAATATTAGATTTTGAAGAATTATAGACGCGTAAAAACATAAAAAAACTTGTAAATCATAGTGTTATAGAATGGAACAAGTTTTCATTATTGCCATAGCAACCGTTGTTTTATTTTCCCTTATCAAAATCGTCGAAATAAAATATTTAGACAAAAATGGGGAAAAAAAACCATTGAAACTGATTGTTCGTGATATACTCATAGTATTCGCAGCATCTATCACTGCTACATTTACATATTTTACTTTTCAAAATCAAATCCGTGATTTTTTCAATATTGTAACGGAAACATCCACCTTGAATACTGCAACGACACAAATATTTACCGACGAACCGGGGTTTTAGATATCGACTATTTGTATTATAATATATCTATAATACAAATGGAAAGCATTGAAACGAATATCAAAAACATACAACGGGAAAAGAAACTAAACAAAGACGGAAAACCGCGCAAACAATATACACGTAAAGCGCAAAAAGCCGCGAAAACCCTTCCGAAAACCCTTCCGAAAACCCTTCCGAAAACGCAGCCTCCTCTTCCAGAAAGTTCTCCTAAACCAGAATCAATAGAACCTCCTAAACCAAAAAGTATCATAGAGACATTGTTAGAAGCGCCAGCGATGATAAATCAAATGATTTCACAAGCAACCCTTACCACAAAAACGACGAATCCGCGCAAAAACGAAGAATATGCAGAATTGATGGAGAAATTGTCTACTCTCATGCAAAAACGCGGCGATAATATTCGCTCGAGAACATACAAACGCGCTCAAGAAACAATATTATCCATTCAGCAAGACATTACAAAACCGGAAGACCTTATGAACAAACCAGGTATTGGTCCTACCATCATGGAAAAATTAAAAGAGTATGAATCCACTGGAACCTTGCAGCTTTTAGAACGAGAAAAAAACAACCCAGAAAATTTATTATCGGATATTTACGGAGTGGGTCCTAAAAAAGCAAAAGAGTTAGTTCAACAAGGAATAACAACTATTGCACAATTGCGAGAACAACAAGACAAAGTTCTCAATGACGTCCAAAAAATGGGCTTAAAATATTATGAAGACATCTTGAAACCAATACCACGTGAAGAAATCGATGAATACAATCAAGTTTTCAAAGAAGTCTTTGAAAGCATAAAAACAGACGACGACCATTATGAAATCGTAGGAAGTTATCGCCGTGGAAAATCGACATCTGGTGATATAGATGTTATTATTACATCGAAAACACCCGGAGTATTCAAACAATGGGTAGACAAACTACTAGAACGCAAACTTATCATTGAGGTGTTGTCTCGCGGTAATACGAAATGTTTAGTGATTACACAATTAGGAGACCATCCTGCGAGACGCGTCGATTTTTTATTTAGCAATCCGACGGAGTATCCTTATGCAATATTGTATTTCACAGGAAGCAAAGGATTCAATGCAACCATGCGCGGACATGCATTGAAAATGGGTTATTCATTGAATGAACATGGGTTATCGAAGATGGTGGATAAGAAAAAGGAGGGAGAGAAACTTTCGCTAAATATTCAGGACGAACGTGCTATATTTGATTTTTTAGGATTGGAATATAGAGAACCAAGGGAAAGAATCGATGGGAGGGCGGTGATTCCGAAATCCTCCTCAAACACTTCGCCTGAAGTTTCGGAAATCCCAACGGAAAATCCTCCCTCAAACATTTCGCCTGAAGTTTCGGAAATCCCAGCGGAAAATCCTTCGGCAAACATTTCGCCTGAAGTTTCGGAAATCCCAGCGGAAAATCCTTCCCCGAAAACTTCTCCTAAATCTAAGAAAAAACAAGTAAAAATAAAAGCTTCGAAAGGTTCTCCTACAACTCGTAAAAAATTCCCAAAAGAAAAATCCACACTAAAGTATTGCCGAGAACTTATAGCAAAAGAGGAAAAAGATGCCGATGAAAAAAAATCTCCTAAATCTAAATCTCCATCCCCTAAAGTTCCTACACCCCCTGCTCCTAAGGCCCCATCCCCTAAATCTCCTAAATATTCCCAAAAGAAAAAGGAAAAGGTCCCCAAAAAATCGAAAACAAAAAAAGACATAAATATAAAACCACAACAACAATCTATAACACAATCGCCAAAAGACACTACTAAAATGGCACCACAAGAAATAGAACAAACCATAAATCATATTCGTAATTTCAAAGAATCCGGTATAAGTGCAATAGAATCTCTTACTCAACAACAACTCGCAAATATGATCATTATCGCAAGTGATAAATACTATAACACAACGGAACCGCTCATGACAGACAATGAATACGACATCGTAAAAGAATACGCACAAACAAAATACCCCAAGAACGAAGCCATCCAACAAATCGGAGCGCCCATTCAAGGCAAAAACAAAGTAAAACTCCCCTATGAAATGTGGTCCATGGACAAAATCAAACCCGACTCGAATGCCCTCGCAACCTGGCGCAACAAATACAAGGGACCCTATGTAACATCATGCAAATTAGACGGAGTGAGTGGACTCTATTCCACCGAAGGACCCACCCCTAAATTATACACAAGAGGCGACGGAAAAATAGGTCAAGATATCAGCCATTTACTCCCTATCCTCAATCTCCCTAAACCATCCACACCCATCGTCGCAAGAGGCGAATTCATTATTCCTAAATCCATTTTCGCCGAAAAATATGCAAAAACATTCGCCAATCCGCGAAACCTGGTCTCCGGAATCGTCAATGCAAAAACCCCCGATGAAAAAGCAAAAGACCTCCATTTCGTGACATACGAACTCATCCTCCCACAAGCAAAACCATCCGAACAATTGAAAACCCTCGCCGAAACAGGATTCGAAGTCGTCGAAAACAAAACCTATGACACAATCACGAACGACTCTTTATCAGAAATCCTCAAAGACAAACGCACAAAGTATCAATACGAAATCGACGGAATCATTGTGACCGATGACGCCATTCATCCTCGCACATCCGGTAACCCAGACCATGCATTCGCATTCAAAATGGTATTATCCGACCAGAAAGCAGAGGCAAAAGTCGTGGATGTTTTATGGGAAGCCAGCAAAGACGGTTATTTGAAACCGCGCGTGAGAATTGAACCCATCGGATTAGGAGGTGTCACGATAACCTATGCTACTGGATACAATGCAAAATTCATAGAGGAAAACAAAATCGGTATTGGTGCTATAGTAGAATTAATCCGGTCCGGCGACGTCATTCCTAAAATATTGTCGGTGACTACCCCAGCAGAAAAGGCGAAGATGCCAACAGTTGCCTACAAATGGAATGAAACCCACGTCGATATTCTACTGGAAAACGCAGCGGAAGACAAAACGGTGCAAGAGAAAAACGTCACGGCTTTTTTCACTGAATTAGAAGTCGACGGATTGAAAGCCGGCAACGTGAAAAAAATCATGGAGGCCGGATACACGACGATTCCGCAAATCCTGAAAATGGGAGAAGACGATTTCAAAAAAGCGGGATTCAAATCCATGGCGCCGAAATACGTCGAAAACATTGCGTCGAAAATTCGCGAGGCGCCAATCCTTACGGTCATGGTCGCTTCGGGAACCCTAGGTAGAGGTCTAGGACCTCGCAAACTGGGACCGATTATGGCAGCGCATCCAGACATTCTAGTTTCCACGGAACCAGCCGCCGAAAAAATCGCAAAAGTCAAAACGGTGCAAGGAATCGAACAAAAAACCGCCAAATTGTTCGTGGAAAACATTCCAGCATTTTTAGCGTTTTTGAAAGCCTGTGATTTAGAATACAAGCTCACCGAAACCCCCGCACCAAAATCGGCGACCACCATAGCCATAGATACATCCCATCCACTCTATGGCAAACAAATTGTGATGACAAAAGTCCGCGACCAAGAAATCATCGATGCCCTCGCAAAACACGGAGCAACCTTAGAAGATTCTATTAAAACCACCACGTTTGCGCTTATTGTAAAAACAAAAGAGGACGTATCCAATAAAACAAAAGACGCGGAAAAAAAAGGCGTCCCAATCATGACCCCAGAAGAATTCAAAACGAAATATTTGTCATAATTACACCATCGTTGCGATAGGTAGTGTTTTTTGATTGTTTATATCAGGGGTATCATCAGTAACGGTAACCCGTATGATTCTATGTTTTGAAATATGCATTATATTTTCTGGCGTGACTACTGGAGTGATTTCGCGTTCTTGCGAAGGTTGTTCTTCCGCAGGTTTAGGTGGATTATAACAAAACAATCCGAATGCAAAACTGCACAAATATCGCAAAATAATCATTCCTAATGCTAGTATTACCAAAAATCCGATTATAGTACCTATGTCAAACATTTTTTATTTGTGTTATAGTATTGTTTTTATGAACTATTCAATTTTATCTACATATGTTGATTCTATAAATGACAACAATTGCAGCGGTGATATACAAATGCCCAACAAACGTTCAATCTGATTGAACATGATGGTCAAGCAAGCTATAACAAATACGAAAGTTGCAATACTCACACATAATGCAAGCACTATTTCCAGTAATATAAATATATTTACAGCAAGGCATACAAATACACTGACAACGTGTTTTACGAATTTCGCCATTTTTCCATTTTTGTAATTATCATGAGCAATCGTTTCATCAAATTCAATTTTATACTTTTTCATCAGCAAACAACGCGTTTGCAGTGATAGTTTCAGGTTCATTCCTAAGTTCAGGGTCGGCGTTAGTTTGCATAATACCGATTTTGATAGGATGTGTCATACATTCATTGCATAAATATCCACATAGATACATCATAAATACTATTGCAATGAATAGCAAGATGGATGCAATAACGGTCATAAATATGGACGTGGTTTTCATTTGTGGGTGTTATTTTTTGACATATTCACACCCATACAAAACAATTTCAATTTTGTTTGAAAAACATAATAAACGCTATTTGAGTATTGTTTATTATGTCACAGGACGCCTATTTTTCTATCGACGACCAAATAGAACACCTTCTCGATGGCAATCTCGTCGAAATCCTCGACGCGCCGAAAATTCATCCACCACCACCCGGCGACGACCCAACAGAAGACCGAAAACAAGAAACCCGTGCATACAAAACCGTCGACAATGCCCTATTACAAAAATACGACGTCAAACTCTATGGGTCGGATAGAGATACCTATGACATTATCAACGATTTCTTAGAAGACAATCAGAGCGAGCGGGCTTTCTACATTGTCGACTTGGGTGCAATCGTCCATTCTTACAATGAATGGACTCGCCTGCTTCCCGACGTCAAACCCTATTACGCGATGAAATGCAATCCGAATCCGGTGATTTTAGAGGTCCTCGCCTATTTAGGCGTCAATTTCGATTGCGCCTCGGAAAATGAAATGCGCACCATCATCGAAATCACGAAAGACCCCTCTCGTATTATTTTCGCAAATCCGTGCAAAATGTCATCGCAAATCCGATACGCACGTTCGAACGACGTGGATTTCACCGTCGCCGACAATGAAAACGAACTCTACAAAATCAAACTATATCACCCATACGCAAAAATCGTTTTACGCATTGCCGTCGACGACAGTAAAAGCAAATGTCGATTCAATAAAAAATTCGGATGCAAACTATACGAGGTGGAAGAATTGCTCACGATTTCAAAAACGCTCAAACTCGACGTCATCGGATTTTCGTTCCACGTAGGCAGTGCATGTTCGTCAGCGGATTCTTTCTACGATGCTCTGAAAACATGCCGAATTGCAGCGGACATGGCAACCCAACTGGGAATCAATGTCTCTCTAATAGATATCGGTGGTGGATTCCCTGGTTCGGACAATATCGACGTGAAATTCGAAACTATTGCACATGCGGTCAACCGTGGTATCCGCGATTTTTTCGCCGAGGAAATGGAAAAAGGTGCCATAGAATTCATTGCCGAACCGGGCCGATATTTTGCACAGGGTAGTCATACTCTGGTTCTCAACGTCATCGGCAAGAAAAAAATATTGGACGAGACAACGGGTGAAAAAATAAACATGTATTATTTGAACGAAAGTGTCTATGGTAGTTTCAATTGCATACAAAACGACCATTACGAACCGGTTATATTGCCGTTCAATGAGCGCGATGGTAAATTAGAACGCAGTCGAATATTCGGTATAACATGTGATTCCATCGACGTAATAACCGAGAACATCATGTTGCCAGATTTAGCAATCGGCGAATGCGTGTATGTTGAAAAAATAGGGGCGTATACAATAGCAGCAGCGAGCGCATTCAACGGGTTTGCTCCGACGAATTCATACAAATATATATTCAAATCGATTCAATAATCCCCACCAAAAGCATATAAAACCTATAACACAATTATCAGTATTCATCCATGCAACGGTTATTAATACCTGTATCTGTGGGTGAATTATACGACAAATTCACGATTTTGACCATAAAAAATGAAAAAATCACTGACCCCACCAAAAAAGCAAGTGTTCAAAAAGAAATCAGATATTTACAACACGTGATGCTGGACATCACTACATTTCCTCCTTCCGAAACAAGACTCATTGAACAATTGAGAAATATCAATGCAGAATTATGGGACATTGAAGATAAAATGCGCGAAAAAGAACGCAAAAAACAATTTGACCGTGAATTCATTGAATTGGCTAGGAGTGTATACAAAAAAAACGACAAGCGAAACGCAATCAAAAACGAAATCAATACCGTATTCAATTCCGAATTAATGGATATAAAAAGTTATGAGAATTATTGATAATAATATGACTGATTTTATCGAATCAATAACATCACTCAAAGAAAAAATCAATAAAAATCCAACATCCATTGAAAATTACAAAGATTTAGGGGGCGTCTACGAAAAACAACGCATGTTTCAACAAGCCATCGACGAGTGTTATATGAATATTTTGAAATACGAACCGAACAATGGTGTTATACTGAATCAAATAGGGGTATGTTATTTTTGTTTAGCCAATTATACAATGGCGATTGCTTTTTTCAAAAAAGTAATTAAAATCAAAAAAATCGGCGACGTATATCGAAACATAGCCATGTGTTATATAAAGCTCAAACTATACAAAAAAGCGGAAAAACATTGTGTATTAGCTTATAATTTAGAACCGTGGCATGATGATAACAAGTCATGTTTAGCCGAATTATACTATTATTACAAACAATATGACCGTTCCATCGAATTCTATCGAAAAATAAAAACACTTGACCAGACTATGAAACACGGGTATAATATTGCATTCCCTTATTTAGGAAAACGCGATTTCAAAAACGGATTTCATTACTATGAATTCCGGTTGAAAGAAAACAACGTCAATCCACAAACTGGTGTCGTTGAACGAGTGGAAATACCTCAAATACAATTATGGAATGGGTCAAACCCATGTAACCATTTGTTGTTAGTATATGAACAAGGAATAGGAGACAATATACAATACTTCAGGTTCGCGATTCAACTGGCACAACAAAACCCCCAAATGAAAATCACCTATTTTTGCAAAAATACTATAGCCCATTTATTGAACAGCGCCGCCCACAATGTTTCCAACATAGAAATTGTGCTGAATTTACCCCATTTGAATTTTGATTACAAAGCCTATGTCATGTCTCTACCCCATTTGTTAAAACTAGATACTATTACACAAAATCCATATGATTACATTAAAATCGACGCCCACAAGCTCGAGGAATGGAAACAGAAACTGGCACCAATGCGAAGGTTTCGTGTAGGATTTACTTACAATGGATTATTGAGTTCGTTTATTGAGAAATACATACCGCTTTCGGAATTTTTGCAATTAAGTGATTTAGACGTTGACCTTATTTGTATTCATAAAAAATCGGAAATCACTGCCGATATCGAAAAACTAACGCACAATAACAGGATACAATTTTATGATATCGATGAACAAGTCCCTTTCGTAGATAGTGTTCATATACTAAAAAACATTGATTTGTTGATAACTATCGATACCTATATTGTTCATTTTGCAGGGGCGATGAATGTGAAAACATGGTTGCTCTTGGGAAAATATTCGGAATGGAGATGGTCCAACGAGAACACGACCTATTGGTATAATTCAGTTGAAATCATTCGAAATCAAGAAGGGGATTTGTACAATGTAATGCCAACCATAAAAACCATGCTACAAGAACATTTAGTAAATAAAAATGTATATCAATTATAAAAAAATATAAACATAGGATATACAATGAATTTCGTTGTTGCTTTATATGCCGCTATCTTGTTTTTCATATTATCACCTAATGTTTTACTAAGACTTCCTCCAAAAGGAAGCACAAAAGTAGTTGCCGCTGTTCATGCGGTTGTTTTCGGTTTAATATTATTATTCACTTGTAAATTTGTATGGAAAATGTCTATGGGTATGATGCCAATGAAAAAAGAGGGAATGGACATGCCTATGTGTGACAACAATAATCCATGCAGTGACGAAAAAAAATGTGTTTCTGGATACTGCCAATAATATACACCGTTGAAGAATTCAAATGACGCTTCACGGGAGGGAGCGTCCCATTGTAAATCTTCGCAGGTATAATTTAGAAAAAATGAAACTAATATCATAAAAATATATAAACATAGGATATACAATGAATTTCGTTGTTGCTTTATATGCCGCTCTCTTATTTTTCGTATTATCCCCGAATGTTCTTCTAAGACTTCCTAAAAAGGGAAGCACTAAGGTCGTTGCCGCCGTTCACGCCGTCGTTTTCGGTGTATTATTGTTTTTCACCACTGGACTTGTATCCAAATTACACATGATGATGATGAATAGTTTAGCACCATCCAAAAAGGAAAATCTTGGCCAAAGTTGCAAATCAAGTAACGATTGCAATGGTGGTGAAATATGTGAAGGTGAAGTATGTACAGCCGCAAGTGGTGCTGTAAATTCCACATAAAAACAAAATCATAAAAATACAAAAATTCGATTTGTATTTTTATCAAAAATTATCAAAAAATTATCAAACGTAAACAGGTATGTCATCGATGTTCATAGCAACAATATTATCCGCATCCGTGGAATCTACTAAAAATTGACTAAATATTGGAAGCGCCAGTTGTTCTTTAGGAATACTATTATGAACGGTTCTCGCAATCATTTTATACAATTTGAAATTAGGGTAACGTTCTTCTCCGTTTCGCCTGTACAATACATTCTTACCATTGTCGTCTATGCACCATGACAATATCAGTTTCTGTAAATCATCCATATCATCTAGGTTCTCATCGTCATCAATCACAAAATCATAAATAGAACAACCGAGTCTACATAAATCAAAGGATGGATTAGGTTCTAACCGAGGTTTATTTTCATTCATGTAGGGTTCACAGTTGTATTGCGTTGCAGCATCTCCACCTGGAGCAAAACTGTCACTGCAAAACTGCTTTCCGTTGAATTTGTAAATTCCGCGACCGAAATCAATGATTTTGAATATTTTTCCATAGGTGGGAACGCGATAGGTTTTTCCCTCAAACCTATAATACAAATATTCGACATCGGTATCGATATACATAATATTGTTGGTATGAAGGTCATTGTGTGTAAATGAAAACGTTTTTTGATAAATGATCAAAATCATGATTATCTGCATAAGCGCAGCGGCACCAGTGGTCTCATCTATGACACCTCTTTCAAATAAGCTGTCTAATGTTCCATTGCATTTTTCTAAGCAAATCATTTGCACTGGGAAATTATGGATATAGGCGAATAATTCTCGTTCCTCGGATTCACTTCCGGATTCCGAGGATTCAGTTCCGGATTCCGAGGATTCTTCGGATTTTTCTTGACTATTGTTTGAAGAGGATTCTTCCTGTTCAGAGTCACTATATTCAACATCACTATCCGAGGAAGACTCCGATGGAGAATAATCGTCATCGACGTTTTTGTCACCTTTTTCATAGACGACTTCATGCTCTTCGGACGTAGGTTCATCACCCACTATTTCGACTTCACCTAAATCAATTTCGCCCAGTTCAACATCATCTTTCAATGTAGAAAAATGCAATTTATGTTTATTTGCGCGAGAACCTGCTATGGCGGATGAATATTCCAGATAGTTTTTATCGGAAATCAAGAAATGTTTTCCTAAATTCGCATGAAAATAATCGGAAGAACTTATGTATTCAATATCATCGGCAACATTCATCCGATATTTATCTTGAACCCCTACGTAAGAACCATAATAATCAAGACCATGTATTACACCATGATGTTCTAATAATTGACTGGTCAAAAAACTGAAAAAACAATCAATATAGGCCGCATTGTTGTAATCAACTAATTTAGGAAAAACATCGCCGTTGTTTCCAATCGCTTGTGGCAAAGTTCTCAATGTATCGCTGGATACGTCATATTTACCAATCATGTATTTTACTGGGTCTAATAAGGGGGAGAACTTGATAAAGGTGGATTTCGGTTCAACCATTATACTATAGGTGTCCATCACGGTATCTAAATCAATCATGCGATTACGATGTTTCAAACATACTCGATCGCAATTTTGTTCATTCATTTCAAAAAACAGGGAATAAATCGGATTGTAATTTTGGAGATTTTGAATAGCAAACGGTTTGTATCCGAACGATTCATCACTGGGTGAATATTCATATTGCGAATTCAACGTTTCTAAATTATCAATTACCTTTTCTTTATGGTAATCTAATTGGAATTTCGTTTTTCCTAAATTATGTGTCATAGGTGTTCTTTGTATATCTAGTTCGTAATATAAAAAGGGCATCATTCAAACTAATATATACGTATGAGACCCACATAAAAAATATGTCGCTATTGTAAATTTAGGGAATGTCACTTGAACTTCGAAAATTTGATATGAAATCCATTACTTTCAAACCGGATGAAAACAAGGGTCCGGTAATTGTTATGATTGGTCGTCGTGATACTGGTAAATCTTATTTGGTTCGAGATTTGCTTTATTATCATCAAGATATACCCATCGGCACGGTTATTTCGGGAACAGAGGCCGGTAACGGATTTTACGCTGCCATTGTTCCTAAATTGTTTATTCACGAAGAATACAACACTGTATTGATTGAGAATATTTTGAAACGGCAGCGTGCCGTTTTAAAACAAGTAAACCGCGAGGTCGAAATGTACAAGCGTTCTACGATTGACCCACGTGCATTCGTTATCCTGGACGATTGTTTGTATGATCAGTCGTGGACGCGGGATAAAATGATGCGATTGCTTTTCATGAACGGTCGTCACTGGAAACTGATGTTGATTATTACCATGCAATATCCGTTAGGTATTCCACCGAATCTGCGCACGAACATTGATTACGTTTTTATTTTGAGAGAACCTTATATGACAAATCGCAAACGTATATGGGAAAATTATGCGTCCATGTTTCCTACTTTAGAAGCATTTTGTGCCGTGATGGACCAGACTACCGAGAATTACGAATGCCTGGTTATCAACAACAATGCGAAATCGAACAAACTCCAAGACCAAATCTTCTGGTACAAAGCCGAACAAAAACCGGACTTCAAACTGGGTTCGAAAGAATTCTGGGAAATATCGAAATCGATGGGTTCGGACGATGAAGATGAAGCGTATGACCCCAGTAAATCAAAGAAGAAAACGGGGCAAACGATCAATGTGAAGAAAACAAAATGGTAGATTATTTAGTATTTTTTTTTGTCAATTTTCGTGTTTTGAATATTCGTCTAATTTTTTTTCTACTTGATTTTCCACCACTACGCCTTCGACTACTTGCTCTTTCGCATAATATTTGTCTAAACACACCGTGTGGTCTCGCAATGTCCTGTTCAGTTCTAACCGCATTCAATGAATTAATTAAATCATTAAGTTGGGCTTGAGTGATATCTCTATCACAATTCATTTCAATATTTAAATAATTTTTAAGCTCACTTAATTTACTTTTAAAACGTTGATACTCTTCTACTTCAGTCTCTCTTTGTGCTGTAATAACAAACAAATTACGTAATTCAGTAGCAAAAGCTTGACATCGTAGGGCTACTTCACTTAATGGCGCCGGTGCTGGATTATCAAGGTTAGTTGCATTGGGCTCTGCATTTCTTTCTTGTGGTTTTATTTTACATACAAAATTATAAACAAATAGATAAAAATACAATTTATCACAATGGTCATCGAAATATTCTTTGCTTTTTGCTTTGTATGTATCAATGATGGTATTAACTTCTTGAAATTTCTCAATATATGCTTCAGAGTCATTTCTGAAACTGCAACGTTCACCAGCTGCATATTGAGCTTTTGATATTGCTGGATAGGCTTCAGTATCTGAAATCAGTTTCATAAATTGAATATTTATTCTTCTTGAATCTCTTAAATTTTTGTAAAACTCTGATTCTAATAATGTTCCGATGCCTAAAGCTATAATAGTTCCAACTAATGGGGTTAACACTGATGAAAGAAAAGTAGACAATACCAGCGCGTCGATTGTAGAATGGTTTTTGTTAAACATGTCAGTTAATGTTGTCGACGTGGTACCAGTTCCTGCAAATGAAAAAGATGTTATAAGCGATGAACTTGACATAATCATCATAGTTAATCGTGGAATTGTTAACCAATATGGTGAATCTTTTGTTTTTTGATGTAATTTAGCTACTTCTATACTAGAGCAGAATCCTTGTTTATGTAATTCATGTAATGTCATAATTTCGGCTCTTGCTAAGGATGAAATTTCTCTTGCCTGTTTTGTAATTTCTTTTGCGTCTTTAAATTCTTTTATATTGAACGATTTACTAACGGTACTTAAATATCTATTGACCGTATCTCGTATTGTCTCTGGTTGCGACTCTTTTGTGTTAAGTACAGCTTCAAGTTGAGCAGCAACAACTTCAACTTGAGCAGCAACATCCGCTTTTTTTTTTTTAGTTATTTGGTTGCGCGGTCTAAGGAAATTATTAATTTTAATAAATAACATTTTAGCTGTTTCTTTAGGTAACTTATAAATTAAATATGAAAGTGACATAGCAGCATAAATGGGTATTTTTGCAAAGTCAATACTTCTAATAATTTCTTCAATTTCTTTGTTTGAAATACCTTCAAAATTTTCATAGTCGCAATTACCAATAATTTTAATACATTCAATATTTAATAACTCCATTTCGTTTAATAACTTTGATTTGTTATGAACAATTTTATCTAAATAGCTCAGAATATGTTTTATTAATCTAAATTTCAAATCATTTTTATTACAATGACTGTCTTTCAAACATTCGCCGATTAAAACATATTTTATATCATCCTTTTTTGAATCATCATATATAATTTTATCAATTTTTTCAATAAGTTCTTTGAATCCTTCTGTATATACAAGAGCACCATCTTGAAATGTCATACTTTCATCTATAACTGAACAATCGAGAAATGATTTGGGTCCTGTTATTTCAGGTAGTTCTATACCACGTATTAATTCAGGCTTTTTGATATTGGATAGAATTTTTTCAAAATTTTTATTATAAATTTTACTAAATTTGCGTTTTTCTTCGGGCGTTAATTTCTGGTTTTCAGCGCTTCTCAATGAATTACGTATACTTGGTTCACGTGTACTCATATATATATATATATATATATATATAATTACATAATTATATAATTACAATAACAACAATAACCTGACTATTAATTAATACTACTACAACATTGATTCAATATGCAGTCACATCACACCATCGTTTAGACAAAAATATCTACCTATGCTTTATATAATTTGCTAAATTATATAATGAGCGCCATTCAACAACCCGTTCTCACAAGCGACCAGATAACCGAAATCACAAACTACATCAATGCATATCGTGCTAAAAATCAAGCACCACCCCTAACATGGGACACAACTATCGCACAATTTTCGCAACAATGGTCTTATTATTTGCTTTCCAAAAATGAATTCAGGCATAGCGGAAACAATTTATACGGTGAAAACCTCGCCTATTTCCAAGGCTATGGAAGTGATGTCATGGGTCTAATAAAAAAAGCCATCGATTTATGGTATGACGAAATCACCCTCTACGATTTCAAAAATCCCGGATTTTCCCACGCAACAGGTCATTTCACGTGTCTCGTATGGAAATCCAGTACAAAGTTTGCAATGGGTATTTCCATAAACACAGCGACAAATGCAGTCGACATTACAATGAATACATCCCCACCAGGAAATTATCAAGGGCAATATCAAGACAACGTTTTACCATTAGTTCCTACACCAATGGTACCAGGAGTACCTTCTCAAAAACCTACACCAAAACCAAAACCAAAACCCAGGCACATTCATGTGAACATACCATCTATTATACAAAAATATCCAAGAATGAGATTGTCAGCGGATGAACCCGATTCTGAAGAAATATCAGATTGTTCATTGAATTATTATTCACCAGTGATTCATTTATCGGCAATTTCACCATCACCATCTCTCAACAAACAAGTTTTATTACGATTATTGTACAATTTATTGAACCAAGCACAGGCAAATCGACCATCTATCATATTAATCAATTCAATCAATGAGATAATTCATTATATCAATAATACAAATATATAAATCAAATAAAAACTGATTATTACCATTTTTTATTTTATTCGAGTGTTTATTCACTGACCTTTTCACTTTCGACGGTTGACCTCAATAATTCATTGCGGATATTCGTGGTTTCTGTATTGGCAACTTCACGACTATCGAAATCGACCGTTTCTTTTACACCTAATAGATTTCCATCTTCGTCCATGGTTTGTGTTAATACGTTTCCGGTTTTCTCGGCTAGTTTGATGTTTTCTTCGATGGCCTTTTTCTTGGTTTCTTTGATACGTGCCTGGAACTCTTGTTTAGCACGTTCCTCATTCTTCATCTTTTCCTTGTGTAGTTGATTGAGCTCTTCTTCCATGAATTCTACACGACCGGTTTTATAAGCATCTGGGTCCCATGGTATCCACATACCGACTGGACCTACATAGATATCGTGATTCGGGTCGAGCTCGCGCAGTTTCTTGCAACGCAATTCGGCTTCTTCTTGTGAAGGGTATACACCACGGACCTTTAAACCACGAGTGGAAGTTTGAAATGCGTGTTCGCGCTGGAATTGTGCATTCAATTCGTCTTCTTTTTTGTCTAAGAAGTTTTTGTAATCATCTTCAGTGGAATTTTCCTTGAGCTTAGTTTCCTCTTCTTTAGCAAACTCGTTGAAATCGGATACAATATCATCGATTTTTAAATTGTATTTGTAGGCTAGGAAATGGAGGAAATCAAAGAATTTAGCAAGAGATTTAGTGAAATCCCATTGTTTGATGAATTGATCAAACAAGAAGTTCTCGCGTTTTTTCAGGATTTTCTCAGGGGAAATGAATGATAAACATGCGAATTTTTGACCGGCTATGGGTTGGTCTTCGTCACATAAATCAATATATTTAGGGTTCGGTTGTCCGTTTTCTAATACTTTTCGTTCGAAGGATGACATTCTATAGTAATTTAGAAAAACAATGTTTAAGTGTTTTTGATGATTATATATTTATAGATGAATAGTTGTAATCCCATTTCAAATATTTAGGCATGCTCAATAAATTTCATAGATACACCCATTTAGGCGTCTCATTTGAAATTTAGCATGTCAAATTTTTATCTTGGATAAATATATATAGAATCTCCCATGGGTTTCGATTTAGCTGAACTAATTAAACGCATCATCAAATATTTAGTAATGGGTCTTGTCATTGCTGTCGTCAGTATTGTCATCCCTAAGAAATCATTGAACCTAGAAGAAATTGTTATTTTAGCTCTTTCTGCTGCTGCTACTTTCAGTATCCTTGACGTTTTCCTACCAACCATTGGTGAATCAGCTCGCAACGGTCTAGGTTTAGGCGTAGGTTTAGGATTATCGCCATTGTTTGTTTAGGGCTTTTTGACATTTTTGACATTATAATAATAAAAATAAAAAATTATTATTATATAAATACGGTATGAATATGTTTAAGAATTTGTTTTCTAGAAATAATAGTAATAGTGAAAACGACGAAACTGATGAGACTCCTAGAGTTGGGCAAACAGTTATACAAAACCGTATGCCCGAGAAAGAGGACGAAATAATGAATATAGACCCCAATACATTGGAGATAGACGACGATACATTGCAAAGTTTAGTCGGTATTGCAGTGGATATTTTGAAACAAAACATTGATAATGAAAATCAAACCATGACGAGTTTAGTGGGTATTGCAGTGGATATTTTGAAACAGACTGTCGGCCCACCTCCACCGAAGAGTATTTTTTACACTATGCCCGAACAAGATATGCGTTACAGTGATTTGACGTTTAAAGTTACTGATACAGATAATGGAAAAAAACAACCTGAATTAGTATTGAGCAAAATTACGGTTAAATATGATGATGCTGAAGATTCGATTAAAATAACTGGTTATGATATTAAAAATGGCGATGGGTCCAAAGAAATTCTCAAAGAACTTGATTTAGGGGACGTGAAAATATCGGATTTGAGTGGACCAGACAAGGCAAACAAAATTCAAGAAATAATAACAAAATTAAAAAACAAATATCCTATAGAAGGGGAAGATGAAAAAAAAATAAGAGATTATTTAGACAATTTAGGAGAAGTAATTGATGAGTTAAATAAAATAGTTGAGAAATCATAATAATATTACTCAATAATGATAATAATATATAGTATATATATATAATGTCTACTAATGCTACTACTGCTGCTACTACTGCTACTACTTCTACCACAAAATTAGCATATGAAAATGATGTTGCTACTGATACTATTGTGGCTAGAATAACTAGATTTACAAGTAACCTTGCATTTATCAAGGAAAAAATTGTAACAAAATTAGAAGAATTAAGAAAATCACTTCTAGGTGACCAAGAGGCTCTTACCAAACTGAATGAGGTAATTGACGCGTTAAATGAATTACCTCTTGATGTAAGTGGTCCACAAAAGCCAACACCACCAAAAACGCAGGCCGATGCCAAAGCACTTATAACAGATATTACGGCTAAAATCGCTGCCGTGGATAAAGAATTATCTATATTACCTAGAAAAGAGGGCCAAAGAGACGCGGCACAGAAACAAAGAGCGTCAGAACTAACAGAAGAAAGAAAAAAACTTGTTAAGGAACAAACAGAACTACAAGCACTAACAAAATCACTACCAACACAAGGTGGTAAAACACGAAAATCATCTCCGTTCAATATGATGAAATATGTCTCCAAAATGATGCCACAAAGAAAAACACAAAAAAAACACCGCAAACATTAACCCTATTACAAATCAATAAATAACATACATGCTTCTATCCATTTGCATCCCGCATCATTATTTTTGTATGTTGCATTCGCGTCCGTTTGCAAATGCAATATATTCGTTTTACTATTACGATTATCACTCAATAGCCATTCATCGTGGTATTTTTTGCATTTTTGTAAATATTCCATTTCGATTTTTCCTTCGCCATCGCGACCTCGTTTCTCGATGCGTTCAAAGCATTTTTCTGGAGAAGAATCCATATAAACGATTCCATCCACAACGAATCGTCCAGAAAATTCATTGTATATCTTGCTATATATCTGGAAACAAACATTATCAATCAGTGTGTCGTCGTGTAACATCTTCGCAAAAATATTACGGTCGGCCGACAAGGACCTTTCGCAAATAATCACGGAACACCCAGGGTTTTGTTTGATGGTTTGTTCTAATAGCGACAATCTGCTAATAAAAGCCATGACTTGAAATGGAAACGAATATTTAGCAGGATTGTTATAAAATTTCTTCAAAATGGTTTCGCCGTCCACCGGGTCGCGAACCTCGTCCCATATATCAACCGGTTCTCGTAGAAAAACTATATCGGTGCGACCCATGTCGCTACAATATTTCTGAAAATGGTCGACCAGGGTTGTTTTTCCTGCGCCGATGTTGCCTTCGATACTGATCAATTTAGGTGTCATAGTTGTTGTTGTTATGATTACCAACTACCCACACCCCCTTTCAGAATCAATTTTTTCTACATTTTCTCATACATTCAATACCCTAACCGAGGAACATCAAATGTTTTATGTGGACGGTATTTGAGAACATCCAATTCCCGCGAAGTGGTGGGAAATTCGGCATCCCCGTAAATATCTTGCAATAGCATCCATTCGAACAATCCCCCACTATACATGGATACTTCGGTAAATCCCAGTTGCATAAGCTGATGATATTTTTTTTCCACCGCGGGGTCCACTGAATTCCTGCCATAAATAACTAGTCGACGATTTGTGTTATAGTGTGTCAACATTTCATTGAGGGTTTGCTCTTCTAAATTCCAATCCAGCGTGGTTTTTATCAAACATTTCTGTTCGGAAACGGGCAAAGTATTAATCAAGACAAAACTATTGTGATGTGCAATAGCATATTTCACGTCTTCAAACCCGATTTTCCGCGCCGGTTTTTTATGAAACCATGTATATAAATTCGGCAACATGTTCTCGATAAATAAAAATTCTATTAGAATCTCTGTAGTAATTTGTTTATTTCATTTTCCGCATTATTCGATAAAATCCACCGGAAAACACCGAAAATCACCGAAAATCACCGAAAATCACCGAAAATCACCGAAAATCACCGAAAATCACCGAAAATCACCGAAAATCACCGGAATCCACCGGAAAATTGAATATTCACGCCCCATCCATTAGTACCATCAGCTTAAAACAATGGATCTATCACAGAACAAACTCACGAAAACGGAATGGAACAGTATTGAAGTTCCCGTGTCGGAACAAGAAAAAGCGGTTTTGAAACTCATCGACGAAGGTGCGACCAATGTCAATATTCGAGTCAATCAGCATTTATCTATGATACAATATTTGAAACTGGACAAGAACAATTTCAACGAATCGTATTTGTATGCTAAATATTTCCAGCCCTCCCTGGAAAACATGGTGAAAAACCGGGTGTGCGTAGGCGGGGTGCTCGCCGACACCATTTTCAAAATAGACAAAATCGAACAAAAAACACTGAAAATGATGAAAAAGGCGGACATTATCCGAATTGAAAACATGAATGTCGAAAAAACTCGCCACCTGATATTCGAATATTTGCTCATCGATTTCTGCGAACAACTTATCCACAAAATAACGGAATCCGTGGTGAAACAGAAATCGTCTAAATCGGCGCCCCCCACCACCCCCCCCGAAAAGTCATACGTATTTTATTTGTATACACTCATTCAATTCAAAAAGTTGTCGATATCCCACATCAACAAACATATTACACATTTTGTCAACCAGGTCATCGAATGCGCGAAAACAAAAACGAATTTGCAAGACATTGTGAGAACATCGCCGGAAACCATCGAACAAAACCCCTATTTGTTGAAATATGACGATATGACATTGTATGTGCATCAAAAACAGTTGTTTTCCATCATGAATCACAATCCATCTGCGCCGAAATTAGTATTATACATGGCTCCTACTGGAACTGGGAAAACGCTGTCGCCAGTGGGATTGACGAAGAATTTCCGCGTTATTTTCGTATGTGTCGCCCGACATGTGGGCCTCGCCTTAGCGAAAGCGGCGATTTCCGTGGAGAAAAAAATCGCGTTTGCATTCGGGTGCGAAACGGCGTCGGACATTCGTCTCCATTATTTCGCAGCAACCGATTATGTGCGTAATACAAAAAGCGGGGGGATTTACAAGGTGGATAATTCCGTGGGCGACAAAGTCGAAATGATTATATGCGACGTGAAATCGTATTTAGTGGCCATGCAATACATGCTGGCCTTCAACGAAGAATCCCGCATTGTCACTTACTGGGACGAACCCACTATAACGATGGATTATGAGAACCACGATTTGCATGAGACCATTCATCAAAACTGGATGAACAACAAAATATCGAAAATGATCTTGTCTTGTGCGACCCTCCCAAAAGAGCACGAAATATCGGAATCCATCATGGATTTCAAATGCAAATTCGAAGACGCCGAGATATATACCATTGAATCCTATGATTGCAAAAAAACAATTTCGTTGTTTGACAATAGCGGCAAAAAAGTCGTTCCCCATGTATTGTTTGAATCCCACGAAGACATCATGGAATGCGTTCGACATTGCGAGAACAACAAGTCGTTGTTGCGTTATTTCGATTTGCAGGAAATTCTGAGATTGATTATTTATGCAAATCAACATAATAATGCGTTGTCCGACAGATACAAAATAGAAACCTATTTCGACGGCGATATTTCGAATATAACCATGCATTCCATCAAACTCTATTATTTAGAATGCTTGCAACAGATTTCGCCTGAATTATGGGCAAGTCCATCTTTCCGACATTTAGTCGCAACGCAACCACTGGAAATGGAATTTCAAAAAATGGCGAGTTTGAATCTACCCCCTGCCGCAAAACCACTGTCAAGCAATGTTCTTGTGAGAACACAAAGTGTTGCCTATCCTGGTGGAGGTGGGGGCACCACCACAAAAACAGATGCCGCGGAAAACCAAGGTATTATGTTGACCACGACGGATGCACATACGCTAACAGATGGTCCGACGATTTATATCGCCGAAGATATCAAACGCATGGGCGAGTTTTTCATAGAACAAACGAAAATCCCCGCGCATATTATGAACGATTTATTAGAAAAAATAGAATCAAACAATCGTCTGCAAAAAAAAATCGAAATATTAGAAAAATCACTGGAAGACAAATTAGGCAGCGAAATAGAAAAATCGAAAAAAATGGAAAAAGAACAGTTTAGTGGTGAAGTTCGCACAATCATGAACACTATTAACAGTGTCCGAGCAGAATTCGGCATCGTTGAAATGGACAAAGTATTTGTTCCGAATACCACTCAGCATCAGCAATTTTGGACGCGGAACGAGAACCCTATCAAAAACGCATTTGTGCCTAGAATCATAGAAACGGTTGTTAAAGAGATTATGATGACGGACGTCGATACCCATATGAAAATGTTGCTGTTGTTAGGTATTGGTATGTTCGATAAACATACGAATATAAAATACATGGAAATCATGAAAAAACTGGCGGACGAACAAAAGTTGTTTGTCATCATTGCATCGTCGGATTATATCTATGGCACGAATTACCAGTTTTGTCATGGATTTGTCGGAAAGGATTTGCAAAACATGACGCAGCAAAAAATCATCCAGGCAATGGGGCGAATCGGGCGTAATAATATACAACAGACCTACAGTGTTCGATTCCGCGATAGTGATATACTGAAATCGTTGTTCATGGCTCCTGCCGAGAATCGCGAGGCGGTTGTTATGTCGAAATTGTTCAATTCGGAATAAAGGGGTGTCGGGTATGGGAATTTTTTTATACAAAATTGATTTTTTTGTATTGCTGTTTATACATACATTTATAGTAAACAAATGTGTATTATTCCGGATTGCAAAAAACACCCAATTTATAACATAAAAGGAAAAAAACAAGCATTGTATTGTTCAGAACACAAAGAGGATGGAATGGTCGATGTGAAAAATAAAAAATGCAAACATGAAGGATGTAAAACAAGACCAATTTATAACATAGAGGGTGAAAAACAAGCGTTGTATTGTTCCGCACACAAAGAGGATGGAATGGTCGATGTTATAAATAAAAAATGCATTCATCCTGATTGCAAAAAACAACCAACTTATAACATAGAGGGTGAAAAACAAGCATTGTATTGTTCCGCACACAAAGAGGATGGAATGGTCGATGTCATCAACAAAAAATGCATTCATCCTGATTGCAAAAAACACCCAATTTATAACATAAAAGGAAAAAAACAAGGATTGTATTGTGTTACCCACAAAAAGGATGGAATGGTTGATGTCATCAATAGAACATGCAAAACACATTTATGTTATACATTTGTTTCTGAAAAATACGACGGTTATTGCTTATTTTGTTATATAAACATATTTCCAGATAAACCCGTATCACGCAACTACAAGACAAAAGAATTCGCCGTTGTGGAATTTGTAAAAACGAACCACCCAGATTTGACATGGATTGCGGATAAATCCATCAGCGATGGTTGTTCTCGAAGACGTCCGGATTTGTTATTAGATTTAGGTTATCAAATAATAATAATCGAAATCGACGAAAATCAACACATCGATTACGATTCAACTTGTGAACATAAACGTATTAATCAATTATCAGAAGATGTAGGCCATCGTCCGATAGTGTTTATCCGGTTCAACCCAGACGAGTATACCGAAAACGAAACTCATATAACATCTTGTTGGGGTATTAACAAAAAAGGTATTTGTGTCGTCAAAAAATCAAAAAAAGAAGAATGGAATGATAGATTACAAGCATTGACTCAGCAAATAAACTATTGGATAGACCCTAACAACACAACAAATGAATTAATTGAAACTATACAATTGTTTTACGATAAATAGATTTATTTGTATTTGTATTTTTTATTTTTATTTTTATTTTTGTTTTTGTTGTAATTGCAGCATTTTTTCTAGGCAATTGTATTGTTGAATAATTGTCGTTGGAATTTCTGCAATGACATCATTCCATGAAAGTGTAGACAGTTGTTCCATAGAGAATGGATGCGTTTCATTTTTTTCGATTGGTATATTTGACTTATCAATTTTTACGATTTTACCATCGACAAATTCTCCTTCAAAGATGGTGCCATTATTATAATGAATGATTCCATCTCCATGAGGTCGATTATTTCGAAAACTGCCATGGTATTCTGAACAAACATTGTTGTCGATTGCATAGGTGAAATCACTGCCAGCCATAATATCGTTATTCGCAAAAATTCCATTTTGTATGGATAGTATAATAGGGTTTTTGTTTTTGTCTAATAAAATTACTTGCTGTAGGCCATTTCCTGATTTATAACCATTTTCCCAGTTTCCTATATAATAATAGTCAGCACTTACATAATCTTCCACATTATAAATATGGGTTATCATCGCATTTTCAGCTGGACCATGTGGTTTACCATTTTTAATTTTACCATAATATACAATAGAGTATTCACTAGCACCATTTTTTGAATTCATTTTCCATTCTCCTACGCAATGGATGTCATCGCGACCATGGAAGAAAGATTGATACAAATTTACTAAGAAATAGGGGGATTTTTTATACACTATGTCTCCTTTGAATTCCACATTATAATCATCACCTGATTTTTTGAAATCACATGATTTTGCATTTGCAAAAACGACGAAAGTTAATAGTAGTAAATAAATGAGCATATTCATTATTGTTCTTGCTGTTGTTGCTGCTGTTGTTGCTGTAATAATAGTATTGAATACAAAATGCTTTGTATTCAATTTTGTTGCATTTTGGGTGTTTTTACACGAATTGGTTTCTCAATTACAATCCACCCACCATATTCAAAGCATATGGATTTCCTTGCAAACTGCTCATTATTTCAGGAGATGTTCGGTCCATTTGAATGTTTGAATACAGACCAGAACCAGAATTACCGTTCAATTCGCCCATGGTTGCAACACTAGGGGATTGATATGGCATGGATGGAGCAACTGGACGATTGTTTTTGAACATGGCATCACGGCCGGCTTGACGCATATTGATATCACCATTCATCAACGACATGTTTCCAGGAACCAACCGTCCATCAATCGTGGAAGATTTGATATCATTGTTGCGCTGGCGATATTCAGCATCATAAGGCCGGGCTTCTCTTCCACGTTCTCCCGCACTAGCACCACCGGCATAGTAGAAATCCCCGGTGGTTTGACGATTGTTCTGTATACTTTGTTGTTCAGAAACCGCGTAAGCACCACCGCGTTGATTTGCATTGATATTCAAATGGAATTTCGAGTTCTCCGTGGTTTCACGAATAGTAGGTGCCATACGGTCATTCGGATTGAACAAATAGGATTGTCCGCCCGCAGTGGATTTTGCATTCTGATATGGGCGTAATGTGCCTATCGTATTTTCTTTGCGAGATGGGCGTAAAACATCCATGACAGGTGCAATAGCAGCACCTATAACACCACCTATCACACCGAAATATTCGCCAGGTTTATTCGCAGCACGATTGTTCATGTATGCTTTCGACGATTTGATGCCATATTCAGCGTCGTGAGCATAATTACGACCACCGGCATTTGCGCCACCAATCGGAACGGCGCCTAAATCAATATTCGTAGAAGGCATATATTCACCAGGAACATAGGATGATTCAACGTTATATCCTGCACCACCCATATATGATACAGTAGTATCTGGACGATTTACGTGCCGGTCAACGGGTATAGCATTCATCATGGGACCTTTGCTAGCACCCGTTGTTGTCATATACCGTTCAGGACCGGATTCAAAGTGTCTGTCTGGTCGATTTTTCTCCATTTGTCCAATACTTCCTAAATTAGTAATGCGACTCATGGCGGGACCTTCGTGACCCAGCATCATCAACCCACTGGCTTTTTGTTTGTTATCAACACGTAACTGGTCGACGGTTTTTTCACGCCATGAATCGCGCTCCATCATACCCGAATTGAATCCGCCAGCACCTTCGGTCGTGTATCCGAGACCTAACCCAGGAGCAACGCGTTCTTCGGCAAATGGTTTGACGTTTGCCATACGCATACTAGGATTGACACGGGATTGCATGAAATCCGATTGATTTGGTGCGCCGTATGCCCATTGATAATTTTCGGAAGGAGCAAAAAGGGGGGCTTGTTCTCCTTTTGTTCGTTGCTGAGAACCAGAACCGGTCATACTATCGAGTAGACTTTCATTTGCATTGGAAGCGACGAAACTACTGCGAACCGTACTGCCGAAAAAAGGAACCATATTGTTGTGTTGAAAGTATTCTCTGGGTACTGTTTCTCCCGTCAATGATGTATAGGTTGAATCTGAAGTAGTAACATGTCCATATTGAGAACCTGATTCGGGATTGAAATATTTATCCGTGTATGCACTCCCTCTATATTTGTTGACGGTTGATAATTTCGAAGTATAGGTAGTTTCTTCGTATTCAGGTTTTGAATAATTTGCGTCGGGAATGTCTGTATTTGGGAGCAATTCACGACTGGAAAACCCCTCCTTGTTTTTGCATGATTTCGTTTTTTTTTGATTATTAATAACATAAAGAGAACCTAATGCCACTAAAGGTATTGCTAATTCCATATTATATTTATATGATATATAATTATAAATATAATTGCGCTTTTGATTTATTCAATCATCGATTATCTCCTAAATATTACATGGAAGATGATGATAATGGCGTTTTAGGGCAATTTCCACCTAAACACATGGTTCTCCCAGATAAATAATATTGTGTTTCATCGTTCACGTCATTTCCACCTAATACAGGGATAACCGGCGTAAAATTATCTTTTTCCAGTATACGGGTTTGAATGTTACTTTGAAAGCCTTTTTCCACATTTGCTTGAGGATTCAAGAAAGGCGTTTCCCATCGCATTTGTTCTAAATCTCTATAACACCAAGCAGGATGGGTAGCGCGAGATTCGTCTACAATAACATCTTTTTGAATAGGATAGGATTTTTTGTAACCATTTGCTGCATATGTTTTGTAATCATTCATGTCTATGTTATCACGGTTTAATTTTCGACTAAGTCCTCGTAAATCGTTTTCTAAATTAATATCGTTGGTCATTTTATTTGCACCCCATTGTTGGATTCTAACATGTGGGTCTTCTATATAAGGTAAATTTACACCAGGACCTGGCGTATCCAGCGCATATCTTCCAGAAAAAGTGCTTATTTGTAATGCATATTTTATACGATGTGGGTCATCATGAAATCTAGTAAATGACATATTTTCGTGTATACATTACTATGTGAAAAGAAAATCGAAAATATTTTTATTTTGCATACCCCATACAAAAAGGAAAACAACTTAAAGTTCTCTGAAGTATATTCTTCAAGAATATGAATAATATCACCCCCCCGACCATTCCAACCCTATGTTTGAACATGATTGTGAAAAATGAGAGCAAAGTCATCCTACGGTTATTAGAATCGGTTGCCGATATCATTGATTCGTATTGTATATGCGACACAGGTAGCACAGACGATACTATAGAAATCATCCACCGTTTTTTTGAAGAAAAAGGCATCCCCGGAAAAATAGTTCGCGAACCCTTTCGTGATTTCGGATACAACCGAACATTTTCCCTACAAGCATGCGAGAACACCCCTCTTTCAGATTATATTTTGCTCTTAGATGCTGATATGGTTTTCTGGATGTCGCCCACTCTAACGCCAGAAGAATTCAAAATCAGTCTAACAAGAGATTCCTATACGATTTTTCAAGGAAATGACGATTTTTATTACAAAAATACACGCATCGTAAAGAACAATCGAGGTTGCACTTACTGGGGGGTCACACATGAATATGTGAAAATGCCGCCAAACTCGAGAGAAGGTGCATTCGATAAATCACAGGTTTTCATTATTGATATAGGTGACGGCGGGTCAAAAGCCGACAAGTTTGAACGTGATATACGATTGCTTGAACAGGGGCTCATCGACAATCCAAACAACGACCGATATACTTTTTATTTAGCCAACAGCTACTGTGATTTAGGAAACCTTGAAAAAGCAATCGAGAACTACGAAAAACGAACAAAGCTCGGTGGTTGGCACGAGGAAATCTGGTATAGTCATTATAAAATCGGAATATGTTATGCAAGGATGAACAAAATGGAGCTTGCTGTCAATGCATGGATGAATGCATATGACGTTTTCCCGAATCGTATTGAGAACTTGTATGAAATAGTAAAATACTATCGCACAATCGGCAAACACAAACTCGCCTATTTATTTTATGAATTAGCTGACAAGATGCGAAAAACTCACGGCCCACCCGATTATCTGTTTTTGCAAAAAGATGTCTATGATTATAAACTCGACTACGAATTTTCCATCATCGCTTATTACATGAATCCCCACAATATCAATATTCCACACCTCTGTATGAAAATTTGCACACATCCTTCACTCGAACATTCCACCATGACAAATATCATCAATAATTACAAATTCTATGCGCCGCCCATAGTCATGGATAGATGCACTCCACACAAAAACATAGAATTATTAGAAAATATCACAAAGACGAACACACCTCCAGGGTTCTCATCAACAACTCCCGCAATATGCAACGGAACCAACGGAGAACTATATTTAAATGTGCGATACGTTAATTATACCATCGATGAGAACGGAAATTACATAAACAAGGACACCATACACACTATCAACCAGTTGTCAATAATTGACACCACATACCCCGACGAATGGCATCTAAAACAAACAAACGAAATCAAATACAATACCAAATTAGACAACGTATATGTGGGTTTAGAAGACATTCGTCTACTAAACTACAACAATACTCTGTTGTATAATTGCAATCGCGGACTGGATTACCATCGCATTAAAGTCGAACACGGTGAAATTGACCCCACCACTGGAAAAACAAACCACTCCCGAATCCTCGTAAAAGAAGATGAACAAGCCGTCGAAAAAAACTGGGTGCTATTCGAAGCCGCCAACCAACTTTTTTGTATATACGAATGGCATCCCCTAACAATAGGCACTATCAAAGACAATAACTATAACACAATTTACAAAAACCCGATGCCCCCTTTTTTCAAACATGTCAGGGGGTCGACGAATGGCACCCCCTTTGTAAATGATTTAGGCGAAACCGAATTGTGGTTTTTGTGTCATACTGTTAGTTATGAAAATCGCAGATATTATTACCACATCTTCGTTTGTCTAGATGCCATGACCATGAAACTGAAAAAATACACGCCATGGTTTACTTTTGAGAAAAACCCCGTCGAGTATTCTTTAGGATTCGCATTTTTACCATCTGCTGAAATATTAATCGGATATAGCACGATGGACAGCACGACAAAATACCGCGCAATAAAAAAATCCACAATTGACGACATGATGATTATGATGTCGCGATAGCAGAAACACCCGCGGTTTTACAAATACCATAGGATTTGCGATGCCATTGTGTAATACCCCATCTTTGAATTCCGTCTCGGTGAACTTGCGTCCCATATCCCATGTTTTTAGCGAGCCCATACCGTTCATTCAAAAGAGGATATCTATTGCACAATTCTTCTATGTATGTGTCGCGCTCATTTTTTGCGAGTATACTCGCCGCTGCAATGAATGCATATTTATTATCACCGCCTTCGATGGTTTCAAACGGAATTTCTTCCATGGTTTGCGTCTCTGGATTGAATATCATATGAGGGGTGAAATCGTTACCATCCACGAGCAACATGTAGTCTCGCAAAGGGGATTCTGGGGTTTCTCTTGGTGACTCACACGATAATTGCGCAATCACCTGTTTTGCACATTCATGCATCGCCATCAGCACTGCCTGGCGGATATTGATGGTATCAATAACATCCGCTTCTACAAAATGAATATGCCATGCACGTGCATGGGTTTTGATGTATTGTGACAGTTCCTGCATTTTTTTACGGGAATGAATTTTCTTTGAATCGCAAATCCATTCAAAATGGAATCCAGAATCTCGTGATTTAGGTAAAACACAAGCGGCTACGTAAAGTCGCCCAAAAAGCGGACCCCGTCCGGCTTCGTCAATACCAATTTCATAACGATTTCCTGTATCATATACAATATCTAGATTATTGACAACAGGTTTTTTAGGCATTTAGCAAATTGATTGTATAAAACATATCAGGTAGATTTATTTCAATTTTACCGCAGTATTTTCATCTATTATATATATAATATATATAAATGAAATTAACGCCATTATTATTATTTTTATTGTTGGTATTGATTTTAGTGGTATCTGTAATATTTTGCAAAAATTTATCTAGTTCTCTTTCGGAAGGGTTTATTACTTATAATGTAAATGTAGTTCCAACGAGTACAGTAATTGTTAGTAAATATAGTTCCACTCCAATTGTAAAAATGTTCGACAATTTGTTTTTCGATAACAAAAATGGAAATTTGGTCGAAATCGACTCAACTCAATTTTTAGGAAACGTAGATGCAGATGGTGCATATTTATCTGGAAATATTGACGCAACTGATTCCTCCATTTCAAATTTATATATATCCACTCGTAATGGAAGCTTTCGTAGCTATCCTGCATCAACCTCTACATCAAATACTGAAAGCACTATACCTACAGTGTCCAGTTCTTATCAAAGTTGGAACTATATCACAAGATGTATAAACACCGATAAATATCAGTTGTTTTATGTACCATGGAACACAGATACCTATGCTCATATTATTAAACTGACGAACACTATATCATCTAATATATATACATATAGATTTTCAACAACTTCCTCTAGCGTATCTGCAGTTCGTTATCTCAATTCGAACTTACCATCAACACTTCCATCAAATATTGCAGCCGATCCATCCAATAATACTTTTGTATATGATTCTTATTATGGAACAACTCGACCAGTATATCAATTAAGTACTAATGTAAAATACGACCCGAAAAATGCCAATTTAATTATCCGTTCTCCATCATCCATTACTGTATATGGTCGTTCTCAAAATATAATAGTAACATCTACTCAACCGTTACAAAATGCAGGAACAAGTGATACAATTTCTTCGGTTAATTACAATGCATGGATTGTATATGATACCACTAACAGCACGCAAGTGGTATATATTGCAAATGGAGCAAATACCTTGTTGTTGTTATTACAAAAAAATTCAACTGGTTCATATAATTTACTTAATTCTGCTAGATTCAATGGAAACACATTTGATAATGGAACATCAAATCCAATACAGACACCAGGTTCTCCAGCTCCTCCGCTTCCACCATCAGATGCAAGTGGAAATGCCATTTCAGATTATTATAAATGGTATTGGTATTGGAATTCAGTAGGGGGTGGAAATAAATATTCAGATGATTATATTTTGAAAACTCAAGTTGTTCCACCAGTATGTCCCAAATGTCCAAATTGCCCAAATGGCACAGGAACTTGTACAAATTGCGGAGGACAAGGCGGTTCTGGTACAATGGTAGGTAATACAGGAGTAGGTCAAGCCATTGGTGGAACGGCATTAGGAGCCGGAGTAGCTGTAGGTGGAACCGCATTGGGTGCAGGAGCCGCTGTAGGTGGAGCTGCAATCGGAGCAGGCGCCGCTGTAGGTGGAACACTTGGTGGAGCTGCAATCGGAGCAGGTGAAGCAGTCGGTGGTGTTGCTACAGGTGCAGGTGAAGCAGTCAGTGGTGTTGCTACAGGCGCAGGTAATGCAGTAGGTCAAATTGCATCTGGAGCAGCCGGAATCGTAAATAATGCTATTAGCACTACAGGAAGTGTTGCAAATAATTTGATTGATAGTGCTCAATCACCTGGCCAAGGTTACGGCCAAGGTTACGGTCAAGGTTACGGTCAAGGTTACGGTCAAGGATATGGAAAACAACCCGGTTTCGCAAAAGGGGCGCCTCCAATTGATAATTATTCTTATTATGGCGCACTACCCGAAAAAGGTGCTAATTACATGCCTATAACTGCTGATTTCAGTAAATTCGGAAAATAAAAATTATACAAAATACGAAAAAATATGTTGTATAACATAAATACTATGCGTTACAATTAACATAAAAATATACGCATAAAAAATAGAAATGTCACATCAAAAACAAATATTAGAAATATTGCAAAGAGATAAAATGGCAAATGAAATAAAACACTTGTTGTATAATTTCGAAGAAAATTGCAAGAACATCAATTACAAAAAAGGGTTTTATGTCTACGGTTCTCCAGGATGTGGGAAAACCCATTTTGTCACACAAATCCTCCAAGACCTAAATTATGATATTATAAAATACGACGCAGGTGATGTCCGCAATAAATCATTAATCGAAACAATTACAAGTGATAATATGGGGACGCAAAATGTTCTCCACATGATGACAAAAACGCGCCGAAAAATCGCCATCATCATGGACGAAATCGACGGAATGAACAATGGCGATAAGGGTGGTATCAATTCCCTTATCAAATTGATTCGCCAAAAGAAAACGAAAAAACAGAAAACGGAGAACATGACACTCAATCCGATTATTTGTATCGGAAATTATTTCGTAGACAAAAAAATCAAAGAACTCATCAAAGTGTGTAATACATTTGAACTAAAATCACCATCTCCACAACAGATATCCAGTATTATATCGTTAAATATGCAAACAATAGACCCCGAACTGAAACCCATCGCGATTGACTACATTCAAGGGGATATGCGCAAACTGTTTTTCGTGGAAAAAATGTATAAAACAAAACCCGAATTATTGACACTAGAGACCATGCAGCATATTTTCCAAACGAAATCATACAATGATGACGCGAAACAAGTAACGAAAACGTTATTGACCAGTTCCTTTGATATAGACCATCACACCACAATGATAAACGAAACAGACCGAACCATCATAGCATTACTATGGCACGAAAACATCGTGGATTATTTAGAAAAAATACCGAATAGTAAATCATTCCCCTTTTATTTACGCATTTTAGAGAACATATGTTACGCGGACTATATCGACAGGATTACATTTCAAAATCAAATATGGCAATTTAACGAAATGAGTTCTCTAATGAAGACGTTTTATAATAACAAACTATATCACGAATATTTTCCAAATCAAAAAATAAATGAAAATGAAATACGGTTTACAAAAGTATTGACAAAATATTCCACTGAATATAATAATTATTTATTTGTTTTTTCGCTGTGTCAAACATTAGACATGGACCGAAAAGATTTAGTCGCTTTTTTTCAAGAATTACGATTATTTTATGGTGCAAATGAACAAAATGACAAATTGAACGAATTAGAAAAAGTATTTGAGAATGAAAATGTCAACAAACTGGACATCAAAAGGATGTATCGTTATTTAGACAGAAATGTCAAAAACAATGTAATCGATGATTTAGAATACGATGATGATGAATCTACATAATTATTCGTATAAACAAACATAAAAGAAATGATAGTATTATATTATTATGGGAAAAAAAACAAAGCCTGGAACAAAGCAGAAAAACCCGAATTTAGACAAACCATTTGTAAGTATATGCACACCCACTTTCAATCGACGACCATTTATACCGATTATGTTTGAATGTTTCCGAAACCAAACGTATCCAAAGAATCGAATGGAATGGATTATAGTAGACGATGGAACGGATAAAATCGAGGATTTAATAAAAACCTCCAGTATTCCACAAATAAAATACATATCCCTTCCTACAAAAATAACGCTAGGTGAAAAACGAAATGTTATGCATCAACATGCAAAAGGGAGTATTATTGTGTATATGGACGACGATGATTATTATCCTCCGGAAAGAGTGAAACATGCAGTAGACACTTTGCTTGCAAATCCACGGGCATTATGTGCAGGATCATCGGAAATGTATATTTATTTCAAACATATTCATAAAATGTATCAGAGTGGACCTTTCGGACCAAATCATGCCACTGCAGCGACATTTGCTTTTCGTAGAGAATTGTTGAACACTACTCAATATGAAAATACAGCAGCATTAGCCGAAGAGCGCGCATTTTTGAAAAATTATACCATTCCTTTTGTGCAATTAGACCCATTGAAAACAATTCTGGTATTTTCACACGAGCACAACAGTTTCGATAAACGAAAATTGTTAGAATATGGCGAATCACCTGTATTGAAACAATCTGAAAAAACAGTGGATATGTTCATTCGGCAACCTTCTGAGAAACCAATCGTGGATTTTTTCATGAAAGATATTGACAAATTATTAGAACAATATTTACCAGGAGACCCCAAGAACAAGCCAGACGTATTAAAACAAATAAAAGAAATAGAAAAGCAACGTAATGATATGGCACAACAAGAAGGCGCCTATCTTATGTTAGAGGAGCCTGGAAAAGAACCGGTTCGTTTGTCACAGCAAGATGTTGTGAATATTTTGCAACAACAACAGCAACATATTAAAAATTTGACAGAAGGACTACAAAAACTTGAAACTCGCAACAAAGAATTAGAAGAACAATTGAAAATCATGGAGATGTTGGTATCTACAAGCACGAACAAACCATCCGAAAGTGAAAATATTATTATTCAAATACCGCAAAAAAATAAAAGTGATCCTGAGATAATTGTAGAAGGATAATAAAAATGAAAATATCTATATTGTCATTTTTAGAATATTTAGAATATTTATTGATTATATGGTTCAATGTAATTATAATCACGCAAGTCTAATTTTGTATAAATAGCTTTTCGTATAAAATACAATAAAAATGAAAATATTATAACGCATGTATTCATTATTATTAATAGTAATGCTGCCTTTTTATTTTTCATACGTTTATTATAAACAAATATAGACCACGCAGAAATTAACACAACTAGTACGGTAGTTAAATTATCATAGACAAATGCTATAAGATAATCCAACCATCTAGTATCGAACGATGCATTATCACATGGATTTGGGTCACTCAAATTTCGAAACATTTCGTTCAATTTATTTCCAGCACCATCATTTCGTATATATGCTCCAAAATAAGAATATACATATAAATAAATAACGCATAATACACCAGATACTCGTAAAATCATTACATTGAATGTTAATCCGATGAAAAAGAATAAAAGGTATAAAATTGGACATGCTATAGCGAATAGAATTGTAGATATAGACCCTAATGTAGTTTTTACTCTGTTAGAAAGCGATGCTTGTTCTAATGCAACACCAGATGCTCCTGAAATAATGGACATGAGCGCTGATATGCCAAATAACATCTCAAATATTACTATAAAACTTAATATATTTGAACTTTTTTCCGGTAATTTTTTACTCTTTGTGTATCCTAAATATTCTCGATAAACGCGAGACGAATATTTCAATATGCAATAAAATATAAAGAAAGTGAATATTATAAACAAAAATTTTGTATTTGATATAGCACTATTGTATAGTGTGCAACCATATTCAAACACTCGTTTAAACGTCGATTTATAATTAAACAAAAAAGATAGTGTAATATACACCGGATATATCAAATAATCGTGAATTTTTGGAACCATTTGTCCAAATATTTCACATAAAACTTCGTTCAATACATTGACCGGTTTCAATTGAGCATCTAATCGTAATTTTTTTACCAGACCACTTTTATTTCCTACTTGCGTGAGAAAATCATAGAATTTTTGCGATTTTACTCTTTGGTAGTTTGCTCCTTTGTAAAACATTAGATAATACCAATTGCCTGAAATATGTATTGTTAGGCAAGCATATATGAACAAAATAATTTGATTTGTTATTATATCTATATCCCTATTAGTTCTAGTTCCTGAATAAATACTATTGTATAATGGTGTTGCTATGTATTTGTGTATTAATTTTCTAGGATTTTGTATAATAGTTTTTACAAAATTTTTAAATTTTTCCCATGATTTATTAGGTTTTTTTTTTGATGAAGATGACGTTGAACTTGAACTATCTGGTGCTGGTATGGAACGAGATGTTCTGGAACGAGATGTTCTGGAACCGAGTCGGAGTACTCTGGGAATGGCTTGTCTTGGTGTTAGTTTTTTTTTTTTATCCGCTTCCTCTGTTTCGTATAGGGTGCCAAAAACCTGATTTGTTATTTTATTTTCGCTCATACCTTCTTGTCCATCTTCGTCCATACCTTCTTGTCCATCTTCGTCCATACCTTCTTGTCCATCTTCGTCCATACCTTCCTGGTCATCTTCGTCCATACCTTCCTGGTCATCTTCGTCCATACCTTCCTGGTCATCTTCGTCCATACCTTCTTGTCCATCTTCGTCCATACCTTCCTGGTCAAATCCTTCAAAATTAAAACTACTCAACTCTTGTTTCATGTTATTCATCTTGTGTAAAAAATCAGAAACACCTGTTAGGAATCCAGTGTTCTCTTTTTTTGATGGTTTTGTATCATATATATTTTCTAATTCATCAATGTTTTTGTAGTTATTCTTTTTTTTGTGTAATCTTTCCATTTTTTTTAATAACAATTCAGTCTCTGTTTCTAATGGTAAAATCGGATTAGAGTCACCTTTGCTAAATGAATGTTTTTTTTCTTCCCCAAAATCATTCTTATTTTTTTTCATATCTACTATATAACTATATATAGTATATATGAAAAAAACGATTTTATCTTGCATATAACATTCCACAATTTCCACCGATAAATGTCAATACATTATATCTCTCTTCGTATAAAACCATATCATAATTATAATCATACAATTGCCAGTTCTGTTTTCTTACGCCAATAATATTACCACTATTATCGCATAAAATATTGAATGAATTTTCCCCAGGATTTGATTTTAATGCTGGAATATATGTTGTTATTTCTAATTCAATGGTTTTGAATTTGCTCATATTAATTGCACCAGATGGTTGATATTCGAATGGACTTGTATTCAAACAAAAATTGTAACAATAAATACCTTCTTTTGCAAAAGATTGTGTTCGCGTATACTTTTCAACGTAATCATAGACACCCCTCGTCAACAAATTTTCACGGTAGTCGCCATTCAATCGGATACCCATTGTTTCTAAAATGTCTTTTTTGTTTTGTGTAAAAAAATTGCCTGTATAAAACAACCCAGTATTTCTATTTTGAATTTGTCCTTGTGCCGGAGGATTTGTTCCTGGACCATAAGACACATTGTTTAATATAATATTATTACTAGGGTCTATAAAATCAGTGGAAGACGGAGCAATCTCTACATTTTGCGGTAAACTGCTATATGGCCAGTTCGTATAATTCGACCATTCATTTCGCATATATGCATCATTTCTGCGCATAAACCACATCCAGTTTGCTATCATACCATTCGATTGGAGTTCAACGATTTTCGAACCCGTAATATTTTGAAAATTATACTCGAAAACATCTTTTACTAAATAGACTTGTTCTTGCGCTGCAAATAATTCTCGTTCTTCTTTCGACAAAAAACAATAGGTTGATAATAAATGTATATCAGCATTCCATGTAAGCGTTTTGTTCGCATACTTCGACGGACTCAAATTCACACTCGGTGGTGTTTGTAAAAAACGATACATTCCGAATTGTTGTTGCGTAAAATCCGGTTGCATATGTGGAAAATTATTGACAGGGTCCATTACATCACGTACACGGAATAATTCTTGAATTGGTCTAAATGTTACCGATACAACCAATTCATTGTATTGCAAACTAATCAACGGAAAAGCGCATCGACTGTCTAGCGTAAACCATGTGTTAATCGGTATGTATAACGTTCTACCTCGAATAGATGGTTCCGCACCCACTGTGCTATCTGTATAAAAAGCCGACGGATAACTGTTTTGTCTACCGAAAGCATTTGCAGGGTCATTTAATTCAGGAACATTTCCACTCATCGCATTGAATAATCGTTTCTTTTCACTATGGAAATCACGCTCTACCATAGCGGCTAAATACTCCCCCGAATATTTTTGCAATGTAAGAGAACCGCATGTAATCGTAATTTCTTTTATCATGTGGGTCCCTAAATCATTAATCCATTGAAAATCATACGGTGCCCACTGATTATCATTATTTATTGATACAGTGGAGGGAATTGGATGATAAATAGGACTCCATATATCGGGCAATGTAACCACCAGATATGTGTCCATTAACAATTCTGCATATCGAGGTATTTTGAAAGTAAAAACCGACGGTTCCGTCAAGCGAAGGTCCCTCAAACCGTCATAATCAATACGAAATTTCTGAAGACCAAAATTAGTATATTTAGAATAAACACATTTGAAAAACGTTTTCGTGGGATTTCCAGTCAATATAACATTTACATTACCGACTGATATTATATTTAGTAATCCACCTGCCATTTATGAGAATATATACTATGATTCTATTTTGTTTATTTTGTTTATTATTTTTTATCATAAATTCTTTGTATCCAACATATATATATATATATACACACAATATGGATTTTTATAGAATACTATTGATAATTGTCATAATCATTTTATTCATCGGCGTTATGATGCGATTATTGAATCAACGGCAAAAAATATTACAGATGAATATGACGATTGAAGGTATGGATACCAAATCGAATGACGTGGCTGCATTGACCACTCGATACAAACCAGTTACTATTCAAAACGTCTCGCCCTCAATTCAGAACTTACCCCTCCGAGAATTATGTATAAAATCATCCTATTCGAGTGCGTGGTCTGGTTCCTATGTGAGTACGGATATGATAAAATTAATTCTATCGCGAGGATATCGATATTTAGATATACCAATTTATTATGCAGACGATTCGAATCCATATGTTTTCTATAGCACAGATATCAACACGATTGACACGCTTAATGCTATACCATTAGACAATGTTTTCAAAGTCATTGCATCAAGCGCATTTTCGAATGATTCGCCCAACCCATCTGACCCATTGTTCATAGAACTGAGAGTAATAGCAGATAAAACGAATAGCAACTATTACGCTATTGCTAACCTAATTAAATCCAATTTTTCAAACCGATTGTATGTAGATGCAAACAATAGAGCAATTTTGATTAATGATTCAACCATTTTGAAAAATATAATGGGAAAAGTCCTATTTTTAGCAAATAATACATACAATGAGAATTTCGAATCAAACAGTCCGGAATTTTCATTTGCGATGAATTGTGTTTTAGGAGTAAACCCTATACAGTTAAAAACATATCGACAATTTAAACCACTAATAAAAAATAAAGAAGTCATTACAAAATACAAAATCGTCAAATATGAAATGCCGCCAACTACCAATATAACAGAATATACTACAATGATGCCGGAAATAACGGAATCTTATAATAACCATCCTATTCCAAACTTATTTGAGGTCACCTATATTCATGGTATACAAAATTTGCTTATACCATTTTACATAAATAATCCTATGGTTTTTCTTTATGAAAACTTTTTCAATGATCAGCGTGCGGCGTTTGTACCCATGGCAAACGTTTTTATATATGCAAGTTATTATTTTTCTGAAAAAAAAAATGCACCCAGGTCAAAAATTAACTACGCTTTTATGTAAATGATTTTTCAAAAAAAAACCTATGTATTATATAAATTATATTACATATGAATGATGAATTGTGCGATAAATCAATGTCATTCGAAGATTGCGAATTAGCAATTTTAAGACATGCTGTTGATGAAAATGAAAAAAAACAGGGCGAAAGAATCGTAAATAGTGAAGATGTCAAAAAAATTATACATATTGTTGAAGATTTCTTGATTCGCAAAAAACGAATATGTTATGGTGGAACTGCCATCAACAATATATTGCCGAAATATCATCAGTTTTACAACAAAGATTTAGAAATACCCGATTACGATTTTTTTTCAAAAACGGCATTAGAAGACGCAAAAGAATTAGCCGACATTTATTATGAGCAAGGGTTTGATGAAGTAGAAGCGAAGGCTGGTATGCACTATGGTACATTCAAAGTTTTCGTGAATTTCATCCCAGTTGCGGATATAACATATTTAGAAGAAGAGATATATGATTCTATTCAAAAAGACGCACTTAGTCGCGGTGGTATAAAATATGCTCCCCCTAATTTTCTGCGCATGTCGATGTATTTAGAATTATCGCGGCCAGAAGGGGATATTTCACGATGGGAAAAGGTAATCAAACGTTTGACGCTTTTGAATAAAAATTACCCATTGAGCCCGGATATAAACTGTGATGCAATTGATTTTCAGCGTGATTTTGAAAAGCCATATTCCATCGAAGAACGCGAATCCCTGTATTTTTTAGTGAGAGATGTTCTCATAGAGCAAGGATGCGTTTTTTTCGGTGGATACGCAAGCAGCATGTATTCTAGATACATGTCAAAAAATCGTCGATATATGATTCAAAAAATACCGGATTTTGATGTTTTGTATGAGGACCCTGAAAAATGCGCACTCGTAGTGCAAGAGCGATTGCATGAAAATGGATTCAAACATATAAAAACAATATTTCATGAGGCAATCGGAGAACTTATACCAGAACGCATTGAAATACGGGTAGGAAAAGAAACATTGGCATTTATTTATAAACCAGTTGCATGTCATAATTACAATCAGGTTTTTATCAATGGTAAGGAAATCAATATCGCAACCATTGATACTATGTTGAGCTTTTATTTAGCATTTATATATACGAAAAAACCGTATTTGAACAAAGAACGGATATTGTGTATGGCACAGTTTTTGTTTGATGTCGAACAAGAAAACCGATTGAATCAAAAAGGGTTGTTGAAACGATTTACCTTACAGTGTTACGGTAAACAATCCACGATTGAATCCATACGTGCCGAAAAAACTGCCAAATACAAGGAACTTTCTGATAAGCGAGGCACGTATGAATATGATATGTGGTTTTTGAAATACAGTCCTTCCTATGCATACGAAAAAAAAGAAAAAAAATCCCCTACTGCCTCTAAAAGTATGAGAAAACAACAAAAACCACAAAAACCACAAAAAAAACGAACCCAACAAAAAACGAAAAAAGTGCGATTTTTGAATATATTTTAGCGCAAATAATGTTCTCGTCTACCCATAAATAAAAAATGATTTATACAAAATGATTTATAAAATAGGCTCTATATTATAAATCAACTGCATCACCATAATGCCTGCAAAAATATCTAGATATGATATGCTGGATGCGATTTCTCTCTACTTTCGCAGCATTGGACAATACAGTCCATGCAGACAAAATTCAACCAAGGCTGAATTAGAAAGAATCATCCAACAATACAATATAAATGTAGATTCATTTTTGGTAGAATTAGCAGATAAACGAGAGGCAGAAAAAATCGAACGAGAAAAACAAGAAGAAGAAATACGCATGAAAATAGAAAACATAAAAATGATGGTCACAAATATGACCGATGAAGAAAGGGAAAAATTCAACGAATCAATGAATGCGCTAAGAACAAAATACAACATACTATAATGTAAATTTGAAAATATAAAAATAAACCTATAACACTATATGTCACTCACATAATCAATGGTTTTCGTCAATCCAAAATAGGCAAACCCGAACATCAAACTTTTCAAAAAGAGCCCATAAAAATTAAAATTACCATCAGCGCTATAAATGGACAAAAATGAAAAACGTTTGAAAATCATTGTGTTTACAACCGGCATTTGAAAAATAAAAAACATAATAGCAATGAAAAATGGTATTTGCAACTCGGTGAACAATCGGTCCATGAGTTTTTCTTTCTGTTTTTTTTGTTTATAATTTTTCAGTTGAATTTCATCATCGTCTTCGTAATCGCGAATATAATCTCCAGTGAGTTTCGGAACAGGTGGTATGTAATTCGGTGTTATAGCTTCATCTTGTGTATACATATCGGTTTCTAATGGTATGTCGCGGGAAGGAAGACGATATTGAGGGTGTTGAGGGGGCATCTGTTGTTGATATTGGACTTGCGGAAGTGGCATCACTGGTGGTTGTTGCGGATTACCATATGGGTTTGGATGGACATTCATTTGTGTATAAGTGAGATTTAAATCTTCTGCAGGCGGTTGACGCGTGTTCATCGAATTCAATTGCGGAGGCATGTTGGTTTGATACCCGCCGCCACTGCCCATGGGTTGCATAGATACTGTGATGTTCTCCGGTAAATCTGTTATACGGGTAGTTGACATGGTATTTGAACTAACTATACAATATATTGATGCTAAAGATTGTATAGTTTAACGAATTTATGTTTAACGAATTTATATCGAATTTATATCTTTGAAATCTTCACCTCTCTATATTATTCCCAAAAAATTACGTTTTGCGACGTCAGTGCGTTGTTCAATATTTATGATTTTTTTTGTGGTATCACATTTCGTCGATTGTATAACATATTTTTGACATTTTTCGTCATGTTTGTAAACATCAGCTTCTGAAATGACTGGGCCGTGAAAAGTAAGGCAAGTTTTATCGGTGCATACTTTTCGAAACAATGTTGCTAAACCAAATCCTAGTATAATAGATATGACAATTTTACCACTATTGCTGTTTAATAATCGTTGGACATTCATAGTGGGTGTATATATCTATAGCGCTAAAAAAACTAAACCTGAAGTGGTATTTTTGCTAATTTCGATTCGCTTTTAGGGCATGGGGTATCCACTGGTTTGTATGAAAAACAATTACCTGCTTTGTCTCTGTATTGCAAAACATCGACGTTTTCTGGAGTGGGATACACATATATTTTGCGTAAATCGTTTTGCATTGTAAACCATACAATTAATAACCCGATTACCAGACTCATTATAAAAACAGGAACATTGATATATTTTGAAATCATTTATATAATATTAGTAGTTATTTTTTGGCTTTTGATTTTGATTTCGATTTCGATTTCGATTTTTTTGCAACGGGTTCAGCGGTGGGGTCTTCTAATCCCATTTTTGCCATGATTTCGTCCACTTCGGTTTGAACGGATTGTTTCGTTGATTTTTCTTGGGTTGCTTCACCATTTACACGGAATACGTAATTATTCGGAGCAGTTTGTTGTAATACTACATTTTCGGCATTTTTTCTGGCTTGTTCTATAGCCTGTTGTCTCGCCATTTCAGCTGACTGTTTCTTTTTCTCTAATTTATTACGTAATCTATCCTTGGTGGATTGATTTTTGGTGAAACGGTCTAATGCATTTTGGTCGATTTTCATGTTTTTGCCCATACCGCCCATATTCTTGGCCATGTTTTTGAACAATTCGGAAAACTGATCAGAACCTCCACCCATTTCCTTCATTTTTCCGATCCACTCTGCGGCTTCTTTCATCAAATCATCTTTTGAAATATCGCCTTTCTCCATTTTTTCATTCAGTTTTGCACCGACTGTTTTCATGAGGTCCATGATTTTTTTCGGATTCTTCATCATTTTTTTGAATATATCACCAGTTCCGTTGATTTCTCCTTCATTTCCTAAAATGTTCTCGAAATCCTTGGATATTTCTTCGGCCATTTCTTTTGCTAAAGAACCTATTTTACCATCGAACAACCCTTTTAAATGGTCGTGCAATCCTTCTGCATTCGGCATACTACCTGCCATTTTTTCGAAATCAAATGTTTTTGCAAAATCGTTGAGAGGGTCAGTGTCGCCACCAGCACTGCCACCAGCAGCGCCATTATCCTCTTCGTCGGTTTCCCATTCTTCATCGACATTTTCACCGGTAGGTCGTGTCTCCCCAAATCCAGAAGACTTGAAAAAATCACTAATACTGGAAATGGTTTCTGCGAGTTTTGATTGTAAATCACCTGCATCAATACCATCAAACAAGTTCATGGTATCTCCGAAATCCGTCTTGTCTTTCACTGAATTAATGGAAGCCAACATAATAACTTGTAAATATTTCCATATAGCTTTGCGTGTGTTCTCGCTTACATTCTCGCAATTATACAATAATTTGAAATCAATGCCCGGTAAAAAATGGACGTCAATGTCTGAATCTGCTTTAAAAATATCTTCATTTTGATACAATATATCAAAAAATCGCTGTGGATAAACGGACAAACAATAATCAAAAAGATGGCGTATTTCTACTTCAGGCATTTCTAAAGTAGTCCACTGTTGCCATGAATTTGAGAATTCGGGAAATGTAACAGATAAATCCCTTGTGAAATCAACAATCAAGTTCGCAAAGTTATCTGGAATGGAAGGTGCTTCAAATGATTCAGACGACGATTTTTGTGGTGTTTGTGGTGTTTGTGGTTTTTGTGGTGTTTGTGATTTCTTTTTGGATGATGCGGATTTTTTAGGCATTTGTATAATACGTTATTTTTTGTTTATATTATGTTTATTGAAAATTATATTTTTATACAAACTCGATTTCTATTTTGTAATTGCTAAATATTATTCGGTCCTCGCCAGATAATTTGGAGAATCGTTTTCCGTTCCAGGTGATTTTATTATTGAAAAACTCATACATGGTAAGCAGGCGTGAATTACCGTCCACTACTTGATGATAATATTCTCCATATTCACCTATGGCTCTTTTGAACATGAAAACCCCGATTTTCTTTTGATGAAACAAGTCTGTTATTATTTTTTGTTTGTGTTTCCACGAAAAGTTGTTTTGCTTGGTAGTACGGATTGTTTTCGAAGGGCCATAGAATAAATCGGAGCTTAGTGGTATCCAGAGATTCATGGTAACTGTATCTTTACCAGAGCATAGATACCAGTAATAATTCACAAACATGGATATTTGAATAACGTCGATGACGTGCATTATCCATTCATACAATCCTGACAAAATCCACCACGCAAACAGTGTCATAGATTCAAATACTTGCCAGTAAGTAAATTTTTCAATATCCATTCGAGACATTTTAGAAAAAGCCATTTTCACTCTTGTATAATAGTATTTTTATCAATATTATTCTCACCATAATGGCCTTTCAATTTTGTATTCATACTTTTTGCATAAAATTGAAAGGCTTTTTTTGATAATCATTATTTAGCATTAAAATAAATAAGCAATAATAATAATAAGCAAGTATCCGTAAAAAGCAAGCAAATTTGAACCTGAACCCTTGAAAAAGCAACAATACAATCTCAAAAATGACAACCATCCATGTTTTCATTCCTCGAATCTTATGCAACATCTCTGAAAGTCATATCAATCAATCGTTTTACGAAATGAATATTGGAGTCGTGACATACATTGATTTACATACTCGAGTAAATGAAATGAATTATCGTTATTCATTTGCATTTATGACCATTCAATTATTTGAATCTGAAATGGCGCGAAATATTTTACACAAGTTAAACGAATATGGAAGAGCTCATATTCCATATGATGAGAGAAATTACTGGGAAATCAAGTATTTCATTCCGAGAGAGAAACGTGGTTATGTTGTCGATGCATCATCGCAACAACAACAACAACAACAACCCATTACAGAACAAGCTCTTATCAAAGAGGAAGAATATGAACAAGGCGCAAAAATCGATATTGCCGAAGCAGCCGACGAAAATGAACCTGAATGGCTAAGCGATAATTGCGATGACTGGAAAGTGGACATCATCGATAGTTCACCAGACGAATCAACCATGGCGTCATTTTTCGAAGATAATGATGTATCACAATTGTGCATTGAATTGTTAAAAACACCTGAAGAAAGAGAACGTGAAAAAGAATTCGACGACTTACAAAGAGAAATTAACAAAACTGTATTTACAAATAGAGTGCTATCATTTGTCTGGTGAAGCAAAACAAAGCAAAACAAAACAAAAAAATTTTAAAAAATGTAATTTATAACTAAAATCTCCCCTTTTTTTACGCCATAATCACATTTTTATTATCTATGCGCCTTATATATGGCATATTTGCACAGCGTTGATTTTGAAAAACATTTGTCTGACTTCAAAGATATCATTGATTTAGAAAAAACAATCGTAGAAGCAAATAATGGTATCAACAAAAAACTGAACGAGGTGAAACAAACCTACCAACACTTAGTGAAAAACAACAATAAAAAAATATTTTTGTTCTGCTTGGACGCCTTTTTTTTCCAATACAAAAATCATAACACAGAATACGAGAACCTGTCGAAAGCATCCATTTTGATTGTGAATCGCATGTATGGTGATTATTATAAATTATACAATATATTGTTACTGCAATTGCGTGAAAAAAATATCCCCCTAAAATCCATCACAGAATCGAAAAAGTTCTCTATCTACAAAGATTTAGAACCTTATTATCCTTATTCCATGAATGAAATCACCGAAATTCATAACTCCATTATGGAAATTCTCTTTGAATTACAATCCTATCATAATTCATTGGAAAAGTCCGCCTTCGGATATTCCCAAACATCGAATGTAGGGTTATCGATAACCAATTTCATTCATACTTTGCAATATGAAAATATGCTTGTAAGAGAACAAATCCATTTATATGTAAATTATCTGTCTTTTTATCACAATTCCCACAAGACTTATTTGCAGAAATTAATTCAAAAAATCAACAATTTCCAGCAAGAAATGGAAGAAGATATTACAAATACAAATATCCAGCCATTTTCGCAAAGTAATTCGATTGAGCCAGTAGATTTAGAATGCGTATTTGCAATTACAGATAATATGAATATTACTACTATTTTAGAAGATTCTGACAAAGTTGTAAAAGACAGCGAAGAAATCATAGAAAAAATAGAGAACATTATGATTAATGACGATATTGCCATTGCAATCGTAGAATCAATAACACCCACCGAAACAACACCGGAAGAAATAACCGTCGCTGCGGATGCTAAATCAGAAGACCCCGCCATTCAAACCGAAAATATTGAATTAGAAAAAATCGAAGAAACAGTATAACCCCATCAAAATATCATATGCGTTTATTTTGTAAGTTAGAAATCCGGATAAGACCCTCCGCCCCTCCCCCTCCCCTCCCCTCCCCTCCCTTATTATTTATTTTCTATATAACCATATATAATGCCTAATAAAGACGCTGTTGAAAAGGAAAACGAACCCACCGAGAAAAAAAAGGACCCTGAATCGGTAACTGTTACATCATCACAAATGATAGAGAAAAAAGTAGAATGGACGGAAGAAAACGAAAAAATCATGGCAGAATGGTGTGATATAGCACAATGTTACAAATGGTTGAACACCCGAGCCCATCAAAAATATTCAGTTCGTCATGCGTGGTTTACCATTCCAGCTATTACACTTTCTACCATCAGTGGAACTGCATCTTTCGCTCAAGCCAGTTTACCAGTTGCATATCAATCATTTGCGCCTATGGTAATCGGTGCCATCAATATTTTCATTGGTATTTTGACAACGGTGCAACAATATTTGAAAATTTCGGAATTGAATGAATCTCATCGCGTTGCGGCTATATCCTGGGATAAGTTCTCGCGTAATATTCGTATTGAACTGGCAAAGGCACCTTTAGAACGTATGGATTGCGGGAGTTTTTTGAAAATAAGTCGTCAAGAATTTGACCGCATGATGGAAACGAGTCCGTCTATTCCTATTCCGATTGTGCAAGAATTTATATCTACATTTCAAGGAAGACCTGGAACTCCAGAACGAGAACGTTTTGATGCATTAAAAAAACCCGATATTTGTAATATCATTGAAACTGTGAAAGGTGACATGTATGATAGAACTAAAGACATGGTGTTGGATTCACCTTCTGTCGATTTTTATTCTGAATTGGAAGAGAAAATGATGCAACGCGAAAAATTGATGCAAAAAAAATTGCACGAAATATCGATGGAGCTGTCTCGCAAAGAGGAAACCGAGCGATTGCACAAAGAAGAACTTGAAAAACAAACAAAGCATAAGGCAGAATTGAAAGAAACCTTAAAACGAGCAGCCATGGAAGTCACTGCAAAAATACGCACGGAACATAAACGAATCGAGTCGTTTATTGAAGATTATGAATCGATTTATCATAGAAAACCATTGGCAGAGGATATCCGTGAGAACTTTGAAAATAATATGGAGTCAGAAATTTTGACTAAATTTTTGGAAGGATATAGTCATGATGACGCGGTGTAAGCATTGTGTAAGCATTGTGTAAGCATTGTTATTTATGATTATAACATAACTATGTAATCTATGGTTATGTTATCTTTTATCTTATTTTTGTCTTTTTATGATAAATGTCTTTCCGTACACCACTTTTGGTTTTTCGGCGGGTGTTTCAACCGGTTTTTCTGCTGGTTTTTCGGCGGGTGTTTCAACCGGTTTTTCTGCTGGTTTTTCTGATGGTTTTTCTGATGGTTTTTCAACCGGTTTTTCTGCTGGTTTTTCTTCCTGGTCTTCGGATTCTTCTACTACGATTTTTTTCCCGATTTTGCGCGGTTTTGGTTTATTAGTTTTTTTATCAGGTTTTTCAAGGGTCTTTTCGTCGGTCTTTTCAAGGGTCTTTTCAACAGCCTTTGCTTCTAAAACGTCCGCCTGTTCTTTTTCAATATCGTCTATCATTTGTTTCGAAACAAATTGTTTGTATATCTTTTCAGCATCCACGCTGTGAACTTTGCGAAATACAAAATATCGATTCATAAAAGACACCCATTTTTCATCGGAATTCATGGACAATGCGCGGCCATAATCACTTCGGCGACGAGGATTCTGTTCTATTTCACTTTCCATTTCACTGAACAATTCCGAAAACATTCCAGAACCATGAGGTAACCCATTTTTACTGGCTTCCTCGGTAGTAATCAAGACGAATCCGTAATTTTCCATCATGCGCACAAAATAATCGAAATTGACTAAATATTCCGGAAACGTTTTGTTGATGGAATCCTGGTATACATGAATCATATAGCCTAATGACAATTCATCGTCTGGAAATCCGGTCTCTTCATACATTTTTGTTATTTCATAGATTTTATGGTCATCTCGTGTAATACTAATACTTTCTTCCTTTCGTTTGTTTTTCAGACGTTGAAATACGGTCTTGCCATCATAACAGGTTCCGACGAAATACCCACCAGCAGCCGTGCATTCGGAAACGTTTCTCAAGAATTCGTGAAATGCCACGTTGTTTTCAAAGAAATAGTGGAGAGCAAATTGACAAGACGCGATGGCGAATCCATCTTGACCGACTCCGTATTGACGATATACACCGTCTTTCAACGTGGCGCGCTCTTTAGGGCCATTTCCGAACAACGCGCGAGCAATCATCCGGTCCTTGTCTGTCATAAAGGCTTTACCTGAACGTATGTTGGCGCCACTGTTTCCTTGCAAAAAGATGGCCTTTGTTTCCGCGTTCTTGTCTTTTAGGGATTTCAAATATCGAGCACAAGCACCATCCATGGAATTCATAATATTATCCCTCGAAACATCGATTCCGAACACAAAGGCTAATTTAGCATAAATCCATTTCGGTAAATCACCACCTTTTCCTACCGCAAAATCAATGAGGGTTTGACGCCTTTGCGCAACACCTGTAATCAATCTCTTTTTCACAAACAAATTGTGAAAATCGCGCATTGCTTTTGAATGGTCTTCGGAACGATTGTTTCGGTCATTTGCTCGATTATAATATACATCATCATCATCCTCCATGAATTCTGGAATATTTTGACCCGTCATAATCATCGTCTCTGTTATAGGATTATGGATGGAATGCCAGTTACTGTTTGCAACATGATAGGCATTTCCATAGTTTTTCGAACCGGAACGTAACTCCGTGGTTTTATCATAACGAACACGCAATGGCACCCATCTCCATGGACCCGTGAGAGTCAAATCGTATCGGAATTCTACTATCATATCTTCTTCGAATACTTCGTGTTCTTCCGTTCTCAACTGCCCGTTTTCTAGGAGAACATTGCAATAACAAGCATTCGGGTCATATGGACTGGTTGGACGAAATGGTGCGGCGGTGTATCGTTCTTCGTTGTCATAATTTTGATTCGGTAGATTGTCGTTGATGACGTCTTCAAACGGATTGATGAATCGATGGTTTTCCTTGTCGAATCCACAATGAAGGACAAGAGTTTTGTATTGCACGAGTTCCTGGGATTTTTCTAACGATTTTCCCTGTTGAAATATCGTATGGATTTCGTCTTTGCCGTTTTTATCCTTTTTCATGGAAACCAGAAAATCAATTGTGTTGTATTCGGGCGGTTTCCATTTGAAGGATTCTTCCCACGTCGATTTAGTAATAGGTCCTGCTTTTCCTGGTGCCGAACTGTTGACGCCGGTATTTGCAGGCGTAAAAATCAGACCGTCTGTGGTATATTCATAAATGTTTTGTTTAATATCGGATAATATAACAGAACATCCGTCGAAAATGGAAAATGCTTCGGTTGCGATTTGGAAATTTTTGCATCGAATATGGAAATCGCAAGGGTTTGGTTCTCCTGCTTTGTCTTTTGAAACGATGGATTGAGGTTGTATAATACTCATGGCTTGTTTCAACAAATTCAAGCGAAATTTGTTATCAGGGGTTTCATCGCTTTCGGCGGTTTTTGCAAACGCGAACTCGCGAACACTTTTTCCACGAACAAAATACACGTCGAAAGCCGCATACAAATTCACATATTTATGATTTTTATCGTATTTAATGTGTTCACCGTCAAACAAACTGTTGTGTAAGGATTTTTCAGTAGTGATTGCTCCCGTGAATATTACATTCATATTCGTATCTATCATGTAGATTCTACCATTGTTATGGACGAACAACAATTTGCGTTCACCATCCGCCTTGTCGGTCACGGTGTAGTTCTCTAAAATAGTAGGTGCGCCACTGTTTGCTATTATATTTTTGAGTTGCAAAGTATTGGAAGATGGTCCGACGAAATCGCGGGTTAGAACGCGGCGTTCTTGATATTTAGCGTCTTTGTCTTCTCGGTCATGTAATAGTCGCATATAATCTTGTAGTATGGTGTCTCTTTCGACATAGGAAATCGGATAATTGGTGCCTTGTAATCCACCTAGGACAATGCGAATGCATTTACGCAAAGCGTCTAATAATGATTTTGCAGTGGTATATTCGGAACCTACGCCCACTCTGGTATTGTCTACTTCTAACTCGATTTCATAGGTTTCGGGGTTGTCAAAAACGGTGGCGTCTTGTATAGTATATTGCGGAATCGGTATTTTTCCGGTTTTCTTTGAACCTTTCAAAATACTTATGTCTGCGAAAATCGGTAAAACTGGATGGGAAAATCGAACGCGATTGATATACCGGAATGTTTTTTTTGAATCCGTCCATTTATCAATGATACTTTTAGGTATCTTGGAGTCTACAGTGAAATCTTGTTCCATCTGATAAGACGACTTGAAATTGTAATCGATGAAATCCACGGGTTTCATGTATTTTCCATCGGGTCCAGTGGAGGGAGATTTTTGCGTAAATTTTATTTTATGACCGTTTGCAGTAATTGTCGTAGGCATGTCAATCAATTTTTGAATCGAATTCGTTTTGCAATATTCTTGTATCATATCGATACCGACGATTTCAGCACGAATATTGGACATTTTCGTCGTTTCAGAACGCAGGTCATAATATTCGTTATTAATGCGCAAGATTTGAAGACCGTCTGGGTCGGTCGTAGTAAATCCGGCGGCATACAATTGTTTTATTGCATTGTCATAATCGATTTTTGAAATAGGTCTTGCATAACGGGATGTGCCAAAACGGATTTCGAGTTCGCTGGTTTTCCTATTTTTTACTACAATCGGATTACTTGCTAAATAAAGCGAAACCATATTTTCGAAATCTTTTGCGGTATTGATAGCATTGTCGGATTTTTTATTTTCATTGTTTGCATCCGAACTATTCACCCCCTTGCTAGTTTCCATTAGTTATATATTATTTTTATATATTATTTAACTCATTTTATAAAGTAATCAATTTTGTCCCTAAGAGTCCCTAAGAGTCCCTAAGCCCATAGTAATGCCCTCCATATATTCCCATACAAATCTGGTTTTTTCCAGGAAGACCGCGCTGGGTCATTTGCGATGGAGGGTATGGATGCCGCAAGTTCGTTTAATTCGGAGACCTTATAGGTAGAAATTCCGCGCAATGGTTTATCTGGATATTCGACATGGATACCCGTTTTTACAATAGGTAATATTTCACAGATTCCATAACGGCCTCTTGTAATATATTTGATATGAATCCATGGTTCGTCTGTGTCATAGATATATTCTAGATAAGTACCGTTCATCGTATTTTCAATCAAGATGTTTTTTTTATAATAGGCTGCGAATGCATTGATTGAGAGCAACGACGTTTTTTTATTAGTGATGAGTTCGGACATGATTTCTTGAGCTGCACCCAGCGTTATTTTTTTGTTTATGTTTTTGAGGACGTTTTTGTTCGATTTCAAATATTCCATGATTTTTGCCTTTTCTACAAATTCGGCGTTCATGTATTTGTTGCCTATCGCTAAATACTGGTCGTATCCATAATGAGAAATATACAAAGACCAAAAAAGTGAATCGACTTTGTCGGGTATCAATAATTTCGAAGATGCTTTCTGCGGTGGTCGTGGCGGTGGCGGTGGCTGCAAAACAGGCGATTCAATCGGAGTTATGTATTCGACTGGGGCGGATTCATCCTGGGAAATCTCTTCGGGTTCATGTTCCGTTTCAGGTTCCTCTGTGAAATCAATGTAGTTTTTGTTATACATGAATTTTTCAAGGCGTGTTGTAATGTCTTCTGGCGAATCAAATTTATTATATGGATAAAAAATTTGATAAAGATTGTTCATTATATTAGTTAGTTACTAGCACTACTATACATTACCACATTGTCTTTATCTTGTTTTTCCGAAAAAAAAGTATTCTTCAAATCGGTTTGTTGTTTTTCAAGGGAATTGATTGCATCTTCCTGTACATTTGTATACTGAATGTATTTTTTCAATTGGTCTATCAAGTTTTCCGGCAAAAAAGACAGATTAACATAGACACCACTCTTGTTTTCATTCAGTGTAATAGAATTGCTTTGTTTTAGTATTTTCAAGATTTCAATGTGATGCGTTTTGTCCATTTGTTCAATGTGTTTTTTAATGGTTTCTAATTCTGCGGTGTTCATGAGGGCCTATCCTTTGATTATGTATTCATGTTGAATTATCTATATATCATTTTGCGAAACAATATTTTATTCATCGTCATCGGAAGAAAGCATTTCGAGTGTAACATTTTCATTGGTAAGATGCAACAACGGTTTTTCTTGATATCCTCCGTCTAAATGTCTTCTGCCCATATGTTCGTCTCTTTTGTGGGCTAATTTACCTATAACACAAATGTAGGAATCGTTCAGTTCGAAACGAGTGCCGATTACTCTCACTAAAATGGTTTCATTTTCTTTTACGTTGTTGAAGGTGACGTCGTTGTAATTATGGTCTCTGGCGATGAATACGGTGACTGGGACTATGCCGGTTTCATCGACTACTTCGGCATGGATACCTGCTTTTGTGATTGTTTTTGATTTGCATTCTATCAACATACCTTCCACTGGATGACAAACCATACATTCAAACACGACTTGAAAATCGACAAAAGCGGAGTTGACATTTCCGCTAGAATAATTGACAATGTGGGTGGAATTCGGCTTTATGAATCCTTGAACGATGCATTTTCCTTCTATTTTTGCGGCGATTTTTTTTTCCAGGTTTTGTTTTAGGTTGTTTCCGATTTCGTTTATGGACAGAGTGACTTTTTGATTCAATAGGGATTTCAAATAAACACCGTAGATTTTGTTGTCTGTTGTATGTTTTTGCATCGTTGTATATGAATACGTTATATATTTATGTGGTTTACTAATCAATTTTGTTTTCACTATTACGGTTCATACGGTTTATTTTGTTGATTGGGGTCTCCATACATTATGTCGCCATAGCCGAATCTACCTTTGGCATTACCCTTTCGTTGTCGCTCTTTCTCTTTACTATCACGATCCGCATATAATCCCTTCATGAATTTTTTATAAGGGGTATCATGATACTTAGGAAATATGTAGTCTGGTTCATTATCTTTCCATTGACCATCATATATTACTTTGCTATTTTTTTTTAACGTTCCTTGACCATGCTTCTTACCGTTAACCCAATCACCTTCATAGGTAGCGCCATTAGCATATGTTAAAGTTCCTTTACCATGCTTCTTACCATTTTCCCATTCACCTTTATATGTCTTGTGGATACCGTGTTCATCATAGTAAAGGGTTCCTTCACCATGGAATGTTCTTTTGCCGTCGTTTTCAAAAAATTCACCTTTATATACACCATCGTCATTCAACAAACGACGATGTTCTGTATCGCGTTCTGTATGTTTCAACTCTTTTCCTGTATCTGTTTTTTCCACTATAGGATTAATAACTTCATCAACTTTATCACCTTCAGCACCACCATACATAGTTCTTTTTTTCTGGATTGATTGTTTTCTCTTTAATTTTAGAGACTTTGATTTCAATTTTGTTGTCATTTTCGACCTTTTTGTCTTTCTTGTTTTTGACATGTATATATATAACACAAACATATTAATTTATACCCCGTGTAAATTTTCCTAAATTTTCCTAAAAATACGAATTTATTACACCTTTGCACATTTAAAACGCCCATTATAGACGCTTAAAAATAAACAAAAGGTAATTGCGGATTTCACGCCACGACATACTTATCTTCCCATAAGGGAGTATCATAGTCGTTCATATTCTTTGGACTAAAACATTCTGGTCGTTTTTTTCCTGATTGTTGCAATTGCAGTAAATACAGAATGTTTTTTGATGCATTAATATCTCTATCCATACAGCATAATTTACACTCGTTGAGTTTACAACGGATTACACTATTGATTTGAGATATTCTTGCTTTGGTATATGTTC